CCACGGAATCACTCTTCGGGATGCGCGGCAACTGCGCCCCGCGCGCCTTGGAGTTCTTCACGAAATTCTGCGCGTCTTCGGCGTACTCCAACGCATCGGCCCCGGCGCGTTCCAGGGCTTTTTTCATCGCATTGCCCTTGAGCGCCGCTTTCTTGAGTTGCGCGCCGAATTCCTTGGCCTTGCGCAGCGCCGCGAGCACGTTGGCGCGCTTGTCGCCTGCCTGCTCGCTAGCCGCGTCGATGATGCGTCGCGCGTTGTCGTAGCCGAATTGCATGCCTACCGCGTACGCGCAGTTGAATTCGCTCGCACGCACCTTCGCGTCCGCGCGCCCCACAAACTGCACGCTCGCGACGCTGCGCGTGACACACGCGCGGAACAACGCCACGGCGGCTTGCTTGGCTTCACCCTCCGCATGCAGGAACGCGTCCACAATCGCTTGATCAACGTGCAGCTCCGGCTTGGCGACATCGGAGGGTTTATGCGTGTTAGGTGCGGGCGCGAGGTGTTCGACCGGGATCGCGTCCAGGCTGACGGGCGGCGGCAACACGGACGGCGGAATGATCTTGGTAGCGGACGCGCGCTTGCTGGGGGTTTGCGTGGCAATAGTGGACATAGTGAGTTCCTCGACTTGGGTGGTTAACACGATGGATACGCCCCGTCAGGGACGAGTGCGTGGAAGTAGTATAACTCTGACGGATAATTCCTAGGGAGTTACCGGCCGGTAACCGTGATTGGCGGGATGGTGGGGTTGGACCCGCGCGGCACCCCGGGGTGGGGGGCACCCGGGAACCTTCGGAGGGGGACCACCCCGGGGCTCTCACCCCATCCCCTTTTGTCTGTAAAAAATTTACAAAATAAAAAATTACAAAGTAATTAATTGAAAATTATGACCCGGCCCCGTCACCTTTCAATTTTCACCTCCCACTTTCCACCCTCAACTCCTACTTGATTTCCCCTCTCCACCGCTCTCCTGCACGCTATGATGGCCCGCAACCCTGTCGCTGTGACGGGGCCTGACCGGAGCCTGCCATGTCCCTGAAACACCGGATCTTTGATGAACTGCACACGCTGGAGCGTGACCTGATTGCCCTGCTGCCCGGCGAGCACCATGCGGCAGTGCGCAGCGCGGTGGAGAACGCTGCCGTGCGCAGCGGTGCGCACATCGACCATGTGGAAGCGAACCCCAACGCCGCAGGCGTCGTGCCCGTCGTCGCGGAGCTCGACAACGCTGCACAGCCCACAGACCCTACTCCGTCGGTGGACCCGAATGGCCGTGACCTCACCGCAAGCACGGCACCCCTGCAACCGGCCAACGTGACGGGCGAGTCCGCCGACTAATTGCACCCTCGCGTTACACTGGGGTAGCCGAGTCCAGACGGTCCGGCTACCTCATAAGGAATCCTCTCTATGTCCGACAATGTGAAACCGATGCCCGGTGTGGTGCTCCCGGCGCAGGTCGAAGCCCGTGCGCAGCAGGAAAAGGACCAGCTCGTGAAGCTGGTCGAAGAGTTGCTGGAGCTGTGCAAGAGCGGCTCCGTGACGTGGGTGGCCATGGCGGGCGAGTTCGACAACGGCCAGAAGATGTCCGCGTTCGGCAACATCCACAAGGGCGATGCCCTGCGCGTGGTCGGTGCGATTGAGTGGTTGAAAGGGGAGTACATGGCGGCGTTCAGCCAGCCGCCGTTGGCTGTGACGCCGCGCTAGACACCGCCCCCACGCTGCCTTCACACTCGCGCCCAGGAGATCCCTCGGAGCGCGACCCATGCCCCTGCCGCCCGGCTGGCCGACTGTCCAGGTTTACGGTACGTATTTGCGTCTCGACGGGACGCCGGCTGTCGGCTCGGTGTGGTTCGAGACCGCGCAGCCGGTGGTCGTGAACAACGCCGACGGGGTGCCGATCGGGGTGTTGCCGCGACGCCAGATCGCCACGCTCGACACGACGGGGTCGTTCACCATCGCGCTGCCATGCACCGACGCGGGCGCGGCGCCGACGGGGTGGACGTACCAGGTGTCGGAGAAGTTCGACGGCGGCCAGCCGGACTATTCGATCGAGGTGCCGGTCGCGCTGGTGGACCAGGGGATCAATCTGGCGGTGTACCCGCACGCGACGCCGGTACCGGTGAATCCGCCCGTGGTGACGTACCTGACGGTCGAGGACATCGGCACGGTGGTGGCGTCGCAGACGGACATGCAGAACGCGATCACGATCGCGAACAATGCCGCGACGCAGGCGGCAAACGCGGTGACCACGGCGAACCAGGCCGAGGCCGACGCAGGCAATGCGTTGACCGTGGCTAACGGGATCGCGGGGACGGCGAACACCGCGTTGGCCAATTCAAACACGGCGATCAACACGGCGAACCAGGCGCAGACGACGGCTAACGGGATCGCGGGAACGGCGAACACCGCGTTGGCCAATGCCAATGCGGCGGTGACCACGGCGAACCAGGCGCAGACCGATGCGACGAACGCGGTCAATACCGCCAACGGGATCGCGGGTACCGCCAACACGGCGCTCACGAACGCCAACAACGCGGTGGCCACGGCGAATGCGGCGAGCACCACGGCGAACAACGCACAGACGACCGCCAACGCGGCGCTGCCGGCGACGTCGCCGGCCGTCTCGGCGGCGAAGTGGACCACGGCACGGGCGCTGTCGTTCACGGGGGACGTCACCGGTACCCACAGCGTCGATGGGTCGGCGGATGTCGCCACCGCGCTGACGATTGCTAACGGCGTCGTGACCGGCGCGAAAGTCGCCAACAACACGATTGCTGTGGCGAACTTGAGCGGGACTGGGTCGACTGCCGGGCAGGTGCCGATCTCGAACGGCGCGGGGGTATCGCCTTCGTGGGGGTTCGCGCCGCTCGCGTGCAAGAACAAGCTGATAAACGGGAATTTCTGGCTGTGGCGGCGCGGGGCGTCGCTGACAGTGTCCGGCGGTGGTGCGTATCTTGCAGATCGCTGGATCGGATCGGCGTTGGGTGCCTCGTCGGCGGTTTTCTCGCAACAGTCGTTTGCGCTGGGCCAAGGCGTTGTGTCGTACGAGCCGACCTACTTCATGCGCCACGTCGTGACCTCCGTCGCGGGGTCGACGAACGGCTACAACGTGCAGCAGCGCATCGAGGATGTCCGCACGTTGGCCGGTCAGACGGCGACGCTTGGGTTTTGGGCGAAAGCCGATGCGGCGCGGAATATTGCCGTGGAGTTTTCCCAAAACTTCGGAACGGGTGGTAGTGCGTCGGTCACGGGCATCGGCGTGACGACGTTTGCACTGACGACGGCGTGGCAGTTTTTTTCGGTGACCGTGGCGCTTCCGTCGATCAACGGCAAGATTTTGGGATCGACGCCGTCGACCCTGCAGTTGAATTTTTGGATGGATGCCGGTTCGAGTTTCAACTCGCGCACGAATTCGCTGGGGCAACAGTCGGGCACGTTTGATTTTGCGCAGTGCCAGTTGGAGCCCGGCTCCTACGCAACGCCCTTCGAGATCTTGCCTTTTGCGCTGCAGCAGCAGCTGGCGATGCGGTACTACGAAAACAGCTTCCCGTTCGGTTCGACACCCGCGCAGAATTTTGGTGCGAACACGGGTGAGTATTCTTTTTCGTCATCAGTAAGCGGAGCTTCGGCCACGGTGCGAGGGTATGCATGTCCCTTTGCTGTGCCGAAGCGTGCAACGCCTACGGTGACAACGTACAACCCGGCTGCGGCGAACGCCAACGGACGCGACAAAACAGCAAATGTCGACTTGCCCATTGCGGGCACGGTTGTTTCGACGGCTACGATTTTGTTTTCTTTTTCTGGCGTGTCATCGCTTGCCGTTGGGGATGGTATTGGCGTGCACTGGGCGGCGGATGCGGAGCTATGAACTATCAACTGACTGAAAATCCCGATTGCATCATTCGCATCGATGACGGTGCGTTTATTCCTGTCGACCCGAGTAACACAGGCTATCAGGAGTATCTGGCGTGGATAGCGGCAGGTAATACGCCGTTGCCGGTACCAGCAGTAACGGTGAATGACATTGTGCAGGAGTTCCTACCGCAGCTGCAGGCATGGCTCGACAGTGTGGCCCGGCAGAATAACTACGACAGTGCGCTTTCCTGCATATCGTATTTGAACAGCAGCGTGCAGCAGTGGGCGCAAGACGCCGCTGCCATGCGTACTTACCGCGACACGCTGTGGACGTGGGCATACGCCCAGCAAGCGACGCTCAATGCGATGACGGCTGAGCAACTCGCAGCTCTCACGGTCGAGCAGATCATTGCACAGGCGCCTCAGCCGAGTGACTCCGGATGGGTAAAGCATCCGTCACCGGCACCGCCATCTTCGTGAGACTGACCGATGCTGACGTTACCGACAACACCGCTCAAAGTGTTCACGGAGGTGTGGGCACCCGTGATGATGGACCTCTCGTTCAAGCTGCGCGGACCGCAGGCGAACGTGTTGGGCATTGCCATCGGGATGCAGGAATCAGGCTATCGCACGCGGGTGCAGGACAATAATGGCCCGGCGCATAGCTTCTGGCAGATAGAGGAAGGCGCGACGGAGCGCAGCGGCGTGCGTGGGGTGATGAACCATCCGGCAACGCGCACGTTTGCGATGCAGTATTGCGCTCAGAACGGACTACCGTTCGATGCGCATGCCATCTGGTTGGCGATGGCTGAGGATGACGACGTCGGTGCTGCCTTTGCGCGGTTCCTGCTTTACACGAATGCCAAGCCGCTGCCGCTGATCGGGGACGTCGACGGCGCGTGGGACTACTACCTCCACACCTGGTTTCCGGGAAAGCCCGACCAAACCCGATGGGAACCGGCCTATGCCGCTGCTTTGAGCGCGGTGAGAGGTGAACGATGACAGCTTTCAAAGAATTGGTATCGACGGTGCAGACGGGAACGGCCTTTCTGCATCGGGTGATGTTGGCCTTTGCGTCAACGTTGTATGCTGCGCTTACGCTGTTGAGCACCCACGTTCCACCGCCCGACTCGGCTTACGTGCTGCTGAGCGGACATCGGATAGCCTGGGGTGTGATATTCGCTCTGGATGGGTTGGCCTTGTGGTGGCGGATCTTCGACCCGCGCTCCCGGCCGCGATGGGCGATTACCATTAACCTTGTAACGTTCGCTTTATGGGTCGGTATCTCAGGGGGTACCGTCATGGTAGCGCAGCACGTTGATCCCGATATCGTGGGTTACGTTCTGATCTGCATCATGGCGCTGCACGCCTTGGTTCGGACGGACTTGACCCAGCGCGATCGGGAGACTGCCTGATGACACCCGCGCCGGACACCCTCACTGATGTTGGGAAATTGATTGGCGGCGCGCTGCTGGTAGGCGGTGGCGCCTGGGGCATTCTGCGGAAGTTTGCCTCGGACCGGCGTAACGACGCCGTCGCCGATGCGCGAGCCGGCGTGGATGCCGCGAGCTTCGATGCTTATGACCGGACCATCACGATGCTCCGCGCCGACGTAGAGAAGATCCGCGCCGACAAAGAAGCGGCGGATGCCAAATGGCGTGCCGACATGGCGCAGCTCGAAGCGCGGCTCAAGGACGTATCGACACAAGCCGACACGGCCATTGAACGTGCGCGCCAGGCGGAGCTGCAAGCAGACAAGCTTCGTGCTCAGTTGCGGGCACTCAACGTGGAGCCCTGTGTATGACATCGATACAAGCATTCGTGACAGCCGTTGCCTTGAGCTTGTTGGTTGGCATTGGACTGGGGTGGTACATCGGTCATAAGGTCGACGTCGCTGCCCAGGTGACGGCCATCAAGGCGCAGCAGAAAGCCGATCAACAGTTGGCGGATGACCGGGTTGCAGCAGAGAAGAAAGTGGCGGACGATGTCAGCCAGCAGCTGTATCAGGCGCGTGCGGACACCGTATCGTTGAATGCACAGCTGGATACGTTGCGACAAACCAACGCCTCTCTCACGGATAAAATTGCCCATGTCCAATTCCACTCTGTGTCGAAACCGCCTGTGGTCGATCGGTCCACTGGGATGGTTAGCTGTCCTGGCTCCAGTATTGCTTCTTTTGAGTTCCTGCAGCTCTACAACCAAGCCGCTGGTCTTCAACCAGCCAGTCCCGCGCCCGCAGCTGGTAACACCAGCGGAATGTACGAAGTCCCATTTCCAAGCATTCAACCCCGCATTGACTGGCCTTCCGTCCGATTTTTCTTCGATGACCGATCAGGACCAGTCTCGCGCGTTGTTGGCAAACAAGAACAGCGATCGTGATGCGTATCAGCGGTTGCGTGAGACAGCCATTCGCTGCGCGCCGGAGAGTTGACCATGGGTGACGTAAAAGTGCTTAAACCTGACGACAACGGCGTTTCGATACCGCCGTTAACCGATATTCCGGGTAAGCTTCGCCATATGGCCACGCTCATTGAAAATGGTACGTACGCGAAAGATAGCGACGGCGATCCCAATCCTGTACGTACGGCATTGGTCTTGACGTATACCTTGTCTGGCGAGATACACGTGCATTCCTTCGGTGAGAATTTTTCCAACAAAGCACAAGTTGTTGGGATTCTTGCGTTGGCGCAACGCATTTTCTCTTACGAGGAAGGGGAGTTAATGCACGGCGATGTTGGTAATGCTGCGCCTGTGATTCCGATTCGCTAGGACCAGCTCGCTACGCTCGGCCTGACCTGCGTGCGCTTTACTGAGCCGCGCAACAGTCGACCCGTATTGACGCCGCCTGCAATCAACGCTGCGTACTGGAGCGCATCCTGTAGGTCGGAAATAGGATGTTTCTTTTCCGGCCTGTCTTCCAGTTCGCCGTTTTTCTTCGACTTGAACTTGTACTCGCTGCTCAGGCCGCGAATGAGTTCTTTGCAGTCCGGATCGATGAGCAAGCCATCATTGCGTTGCATAAGGCGTTCGACGGCGTCGATACGGCGTGCTGGATCATTGGTGGGTGCAGGGATGACTTTGAAGCCTTTCTGCTTGAGTACATCAGCGGGAGAAAGGTCATTGATCTGAGACTTCTGTGTGCCGGCAGGATCGATGACAGCAAGGATCGGCAGTCCGATGAAATCACGCGCTTGAAGTGCTGGACGTAGGATCTCGTCGACGAAACGATCCATGCCCATGTTGGCACCGAACAGCTCGCGGAAGACATAGAGAGTGCCGCGCGGTTGCAGCTGCGTAATGACGGCTGCCGGCTGCCGCCCTTGATCGATACCGATAACGAGGGTCGGGCTGAAATCGCCGAACTGCCATGTCTGTAGGCGTGAGGGAGAGATGTGCCGGGTACGATCGAACGACCCGGCATAGACCGCTTTGCCGTCGAGGCTGGGCGGGTATTCGCACAGGATCATGGACTGCATCCAGTACGGCGTCGCTCCCTCGGTCAGGTTTTCGTAATAGCCCGGTTCCAACCACTTCACGTTTTCTGCCAGCGGATTGAGCACGTAGGTCTTGTTGACGTCATCCCATAGCATTCCCGGCGGTTGAATTAGCGGGTTGAGCCAGCTGGGACGATCCACCTCAAGCAATTGGTGCCACTCGCTACCCTCGACTGGCATGTTCGACTCGGCCAACACACCGGACCAGGTGCAACCGCCATCGACGACCGCCGGGAAACGGCCCATACGTGACCGTAGATCCGTGAGCAGTTGCAGCGGGATCTCACGGAACTCGGATAACCACCCTGCGGTGTATTCCACTGAGAGCAGCTTACGTGCGTCGTCTTCGTCATCGAGGGAGCGGAACATCCACTCGCTGCGTACCTGGGTACCGTCTTCCAGGCGGTAAGTGAAGACCTGGGTCATGTCAGTCTCACGCCATACGACGGAGCTGCCGTTCGGTGGCAGCCACGCATGCACCGACTTGATGACGGAGTCTTTCAACTGCTGGCGGGTGTTACGCACCACGGCAAAGCGCGTACGTCGGCAGCCATTGTTGTCCGGCCGTTGCCGATTCATGATGGTCAGCAACGTCATGATGATGCCTGTGGTCTTGCCACCCCCGATGGGACCCAGCAGGGTGCTGACCTTGTAGTTCTGATACTCCAGCATCAGCCGCGCCACCGTCGGCGAAGCTTCGTATGTTTTAGTCATGGTCGATCACCGTGTGACTACTGATGGTGACCGGCGCCCCGGCCGCTTGCGGCATCACGATGGTGACGAGCGGGCCGCTACCGACCTGATTGGGGGTTTGATCCTTCGGTTTGGACAGGCCGGCGACGTCGGCCAGCGAGTCGAAGGTCCGTTGCCGTACCAGGGGCGGCGTGTCCTTGTTGGACATCAGGTCGACCATGTCCAGGATGCCACCGTGGTCCAGCGCCATGAGCGCTTTAAGCCGTACGCGATCGGCGAGGCCGGCCGCGCTGTTCGCCTCGGCCTTCGCCTGTTCGACCTGGGCTTTGAAATGCGGGTGGGTTTGCAGCACCTGCCACTGCGTGGCAGTGAGGCCCATGGCGATGGCGAGCTGCAAGGGGTCGTCCAGCTCCATCGCGATACGCCGGGCGAGTTCGTGCGCATGGTGGCGCATGAAATGCTCTGACACGCCGGCAGCGAGCGGCGAGGCAGGCGGCAGCGGCTTAGGTACAGCCAAAACCGTTGATGGTGCAGGCCCGGGCGGTAAAAGCATGTTGGCGCTCTGTGATGGTCCTGTGTAGAGTAACGCACAATTCAGGCGGAGCATCCACAGTGGCCACCCTACCCCTCCTGCGCGGTGCAATGGGCGTGACGGCTCCTACCGGCGCATCGCCGACGGGTCCTAATCAGGCACCCCCGCCATCGGCGTCGGCCGCTACGACAGAGACGGATGACAGCCAGATCGGCGCATCCAACGACATCACGATTGCGTCGGGGTTGGCCAAATACATTCGTGACGCCTACGAGGCCAGCCGCGATACGCGTAAATTACGTGGTGTGGACGATGACATGCTGGCGGCACTGCGCTCGTCCCGTGGGGAGTATTCCCCTGAAAAGTTGCAGGAGATTCAGAAAGCCAAGTCGACGGATGTTTATATCCGTATCGCGGCAAACAAGATCCGTGGTGTGGCAGCCGGTCTGCGCGACGTCTACACCTCGACCGATCGTCCCTGGGGCATCGAGCCGACGGCTGAGCCGGAGATGCCCTACGACGCGCAGATCGAGTCGGCGATCGTGCAGATCATGCAGACGGAGGTCAAGCAGGCACAGCTCGATGCGCAGGCTTCCGGACAGCCTATCCAGCTGACGCCGCAGATGTTGTTCAACCGTCGGCGCGACCTGCGCGACATGTTGTACCAGCACACGATGCAGGATGCGCGTAAAGCGCTGGACCAGCGCGAGGACCAGCTGGACGATGTGCTGCAGCAAGGTGGTTTCTACCAGGCGTTGTGGGAGTTCCTGCAGGACATCGCAACGTTCCCATGCGCGATCATCAAAGGTCCGGTGGTGTATTACCGGCCGAACATGCACTGGGAAAACGGCAAAGCCGTCGTCAAGAACGAACCCACGATGACGTGGGAACGTTGTTCGCCATTTGATGTGTACTTCGCGCCGTGGTCGCAGAACGCGCAAGACGGCTACATCGTGCACAAGCAGCGAACCACGCGCGCCGCGCTGCAGGCACTGATCGGCTTGCCCAGCTACAACACGGACGCCATCAAAGACATCCTGTCGAGACAACCGGAAACCTTCAAAGACTGGTTCAGTTACACCGAGTGGGAGCGCTCGGTGCTGGAACAGCGCCAGTCGGATCAGACGCAAAATTTCCGCACGGACTCTGTCGACCGACCTTTCCCGATGTTGGAATACCACGGCAGCGTCAGTGGCGACCTGTTGGTCGAATGGGGGATGAGCAAAGATCTGGTACCGGACGTTACGCAAGACATCAATATCACGGCGTGGTTGATTGACGATACCGTGATCGGAGTGCGCGTGAATCCGCATCCGATGGGTCGCAAGCCGTTCTATGTGGATTCGTTCGAGCGCGTGCCCGGCAGCGTGTATGGCTTGGGCGTACCGAAGATGATCGAGGACCTGCAGGACGTTGGTAATGCAACGCTACGCGCCATGGTAAACAACATGGCCATAGCATCAGGACCACAAGTCGCTGTCAACGAAGGCCGACTCGATCCGGAAGACAAAGACGTCACGATGTTTCCGTGGAAGGTATGGCAATTCACGGATGATGCGACGGGCCAAGGTGGTCAAGTACCCATTACATTTTTCCAGCCGGACAGTCGTGCCCAGGAACTGATGAGTATTCTCGGCGAGATTCTGCAGCTGGCCGATACGTTCTCGTCGATGCCGCAATTCATGCAAGGCGACCCGCAAGGGATGTCGACTATCGGTCGTACATCAAGTGGGTTGTCCATGCTGATGGACGCAGCGAACCGCACGATGAAGCAAGCCGTTACGTCGATCGACAAGAACGTGATCGAGCCTGCGATTACGGACCTCAATATTTACTTGTCGTTGACGCGTCCGGACGTGGTAGACGATGGCGATATCAACATCGTAGCGAAAGGCGCGACGCAGCTGGCACAACGCGATCAGTTGCGCATGCGCCGCGCGCAGTTCCTGCAGGCCACCATGAATCCGGTCGACATGCAGATCGTCGGTCCTCAGTTCCGTACCGAGCTGATCACCGAGATGGCGAAAGACCTGCAGATACCGACTGATTCCATCGGTAAAGGCGTAACGAACTTCGCGCCGCCACCGCAGCCTGGGCAGCCGGGTCAGCAGCAACCAAACAATGCGCAGCCACAAGGTGCAATGAACCCGCCAGGCCCGGCACCGGGTGCCAATGCGCATCCAAATATTCCAGCTAGCCCAGCGCCAAGCCAACCGCAGTCATCCGCGCCGCCTGCCCAAGCGGCTTCCCCCAACGCCGCACAAGCGGCTCCGTAAGAGGTATGTGTTATGCCACAGAAGTGGAATGCCGGTACTGGTAAAAGCAAGGTGGTGTCTAGCAAGACCACGCAGGTCGCCATGGCTGGTTCGACGCCGACCCTCAAGCCGTTCAAGAATAACCCGGAAGGCAACAAGAACGGCAACAAGCGTCAGGCCCCAACGGTGTCCGTGACGACGTCCTCATGAGCGAGCCGACCCTTCCTCGCACGTACAACAAAGCCCAGGCGGACAGGCTGACCGAAGCGGTGTCGGTGCTTCGGACCAGCCCCGCCTTCAAGATCGTCGAGCAGTGTTTGAAGGACTTGCTCGATCAGCATAAGGACATGCTTGTAACCAACACCTCAGCGGCCGTTCCGAACCTTCAAGGTCGGGCACAACAGCTGAAAGACATCATCGAGATACTCAACAGGAAGACATCCTAATGCCAACTCCCCAGCGTATTCGCGACGAGGCCGTTGCGGCCGAACAACAGATGGCACAGCTGCGCGACCAGGCCAGCGGTGTTACGACGCCATCCAGCCTTCCATCGGATGACGGCAGTAACGTGCCGCCCCGTGATCCGGACACGCAATTCGGTGTCGCTCAGGAGGTTACGACATACGAGGGTCCGCAAGATCCACCGGCTTCGGACGGCAGCGGCCCGATTGATGCCGAAGCGATGGCGCGGCTGCAGCAGCAGTTTGCGACGTTGCAAGGCAACTTCTCGCGGCAAGCCGCAGAGCTGCAGTCGTCACGGGAGCGCAATCAGCTCCTGGAGCGTACGCTGGAGCGTGCGTTGGCACGCAACGAAGAACGACCCCCCGTCCCCGCCGCTCCGGCGCCGTCGCCGGCACCGTCCAGTGTGACGGCGAAGGAGATCGAGGAATACGGCGAGGACCTGACCGACTTCATCAGGCGCCTGGTACGCGATGGGGTGCAGTCGGCAGTCAATCCACTGCTCGACACGATACAGAAGCTGACGCATCGCCTCAGCGAAACGTCACAGGTGGTGCAGACCACCAAGCAGCTGACCGAAGACCAGCTTCGCGACAATTACAACCGGCGCATGGACCAGCTGGTCAAGGATGGGAAGGGTGAACCCGACTGGCAGCATATCAACCTGATGCACCAGACCCACGGCGATTCACGCTTTGTTGACTGGCTCAATAAGATCGGTGAGGATAGTGACCAGCCGAGGTTGAGCATTATCCAGCGAGCGTACGCGAACTACGACGCTGACCTATGCGCTCGGATGATCAACAAATTTAAACGAGATGTCGGAATGCCCGACAGCACCAGGCCGTCTGAGGATCCGACTCAAACGCCGACCGCACGGGTTGCCGCAGCTCTCGTTTCTCCCTCCACGACAGGTTCAGGCACTGGTGCTCCCACTCGGGGGCGACCGGCGGCTAAGACGTACACGGAAGATGATGTTAAGCGTCATTACGACGAGAAGACCAAGGGGAAATGGCGGGGGAGAGAAGCTGAGTGGCAGCGCATCGCGGACGACATGGATAAGGCCGTGCTTGAACAGCGCTACGTTGCAGAGCCTCAAAACAGGCGCGGCCGTTAACAGCAGTAACCACGCACTGAGGTGAGGTATGGCCGTCTATCCGATTAACGCGAGTCACCCGGATTACTCCGGTAATATCATCCCGACCCTCTGGTCGCGGAAGCTGCTGGAACGCTTCTACGACGCAGCGGTCGTCCCTGCGATCTCGACCACCGACTACCTCGGTGAGATCAAGAACATGGGCGACACGGTGGTGATCAACCAGGTCCCTGATATCACCATTACCGCCTACAAGATGGGCGATACCCTCACCAACCAGCGTCCGGCGCAGACCACGCTCGAACTGATGATCGACCAAGGTAACTATTGGGCGTTCATCATGGACGATGTAGCCGACGCCCAGTCGATGTTCAATATGACTGGCCCGTGGGCGGACAACGCATCGGAGCGTATGAAGATTGCTGTCGATACGGAAATCCTCGCTTTCATGCGTACGAAGCCCGATACCGCTAACAAGGGTGCGACGGCAGGCCGTATTTCGCAGTCGATCAATCTCGGTACGACGGGTGCCCCGGTTGCACTGGACAACACCAATATCCTTGACCTGATCATCGACCTGGGGTTGGTGCTCGACGAGCAGAATATCCCGGAGACGGGTCGCAAACTCGTCATGCCGATGTGGGCCGCTGCGCTGCTCAAGAAGTCGGATCTTCGGAACGCGTCGATTACCGGCGATACCGTTAGCGTGTTGCGTAACGGTTTGCTGGGTACCATCGATCGCTTCGAGATCTACGGTTCGAACCTGATGCCGACGGTATCTGACACGGTGGGCGGCAACGCAGTGACGGCGTCGTACATCTACGCGCTGCACCCGATGGCACTCACCTTTGCGACGCAGCTGGTGAAGTCCGAGACGATCCGTTCCGAGCTGACCTTCGGCACGATCATGCGTGGTTTGCAGGTCTACGGTCGCGGCGTGCCGCAGCCGAAAGCCTTTGCAGCGGCGTATATCGTCAAGGGTTGATCATTGTGATTCCCCTGGGTAACCAGGGGAATCTTTCCTGTTTAGGAGTGCCGTCATGGCCGATACCGAGATCCGTCAGCCGAAATCCAAGTGGTACCGCGTGATTGCGACAGGTGAAATCCTGCCTGCGTTAAAATCGCCGGCTGGCTACGAAGACGACCATCCGAAAGACTACGAGCCTTGCGCTGCGCCGACCCCTAAAACCGCTGCGCCAGTAGTACCCCCTCCGGCTCCGCAGAGCTAAGCGTTATCGAGGTTTGTCATGGCTTACATGGTCTCCGATCTGCTGAATCGCGTGCGTCAGGTTCTGCAGGATGAGGACCAGAACAACTATCGGTACCCGACCAGTGATCTGATCGGGTACCTGAATGACGCCGTGACCGAAGCTTACCGTTTGCGCCCTGATCTGTTCATTGGGACATACGCTAAACGGCGCACGCTCATTTCTGACGTACCGACGACAGACTACACGCAAGTGGCGTTTCCACTACCGGACAGCTGTTTTGTCCCCGTAGTGGGGTATGTCGTAGGGTTTACGGAAATCCGTGACGACGAGTTCTCCAACGACGGCCGTGCGATGACGTTCATGACGTCCTTTACGCAGAAGCTCTTGGGAGTGGCGTGATGGCGAACTTTGAAGATTTCTACGACTTCATCATCCCGAGTTGTCGCGGCGTCGACTTGCCGATCGTCAATTTTGAGATACGCAAAGCCGTACGCGACTGGCAGCGCTCCACAACGATGTGGCGTGAGGCAGTTCCTTTAACTCTGCGCCAAGGCATCACGGATTACACCATCGTGGCTGTCAATGGTGGCGTGACGGCAGGCATTTACTCGATGCCCGATCCGCAACGTACGGACGGTTATTTGGCTGAGGCCAGTGAGGCTGATCGTTGGCCCGAAGGCTATTTACCTGATCCCGGTCCGCCCGATGCCTATTGGCAGCTTTATCCAGGCACCATCCGTTTGACGCGTGGTCCCGATAAGGATTACCCAATCGTTGTCGGTATCTACAAGCAGATGTCACAAGACATCAGTGACGACTACATTCCGGACGATCTGTTCAGTAACTACGCTGAGAAGATCGCATCGGGCGCGCTGGCGCAACTGTTGGCACAGCCAGGTAAACCATGGCGCGACGTGAACATGGCCACCTACCACAACACGGAATTCGTAAAGGCGAAGCTGGCATTGCGCTCCAAACTACGTCGTGGCGGATCGCGCGGTCAGACGCGCGTGTCGGCTCCTTTCTTTGCTGGCCGGATACGCTGACATGTCCAATTATCTGTACGCCAACAACGCAAGCAGTACTCTGCTCAATGCGGTAGGTCCTACCGACGTTACGATTACGCTGCCCGGCGGAAACGGTGCATTGTTTCCGAACCCTGGTCCTAACCAATCGTTCTTGCTAACGATCGAGGACACAAGCGGTCATATCGAAATCGTTGAATGCACGCAGCGCGTTGTCGATACGCTGACTGTTGTCCGTGGTCGTGAAGGCACGACAGCGCAAGCATGGACCTCTTCTACGGGTGTCTATATGCGCGTGACGGCAGGCATGCTTGCGCAGGCCGACTGGACAAAATTTGCCGGTCAGCCAAGTGGTGTGGCGACCTTGGACAGTTCTGGTTCGCTACCTATTGCGCAATTCCAGACACCATTAACGACGTTTGGTGACAACCGCTGGAATATGAAACTCGGTTTTACGCCGGTCCAGCAAGGCGGTGGTACCGGACAGGCAGGGAACAAGCTGTATCTCGGTTGGAGCGGTTCGAAGCTCAAAGCGCAGGTCGACACCTCGGACCTTGGCAATGTCGCGTTGGAAAGCTGGGTAACGGGAACGGCGACAGCGCTGGCTGCGACAAAGCTCTCTACTGCACGTACGATAGCGCTGAATGGTGTAGTGAGCGGAAGTGCCAATTTCGATGGCTCGGCTGGCATCACGATCACTACGACGATGCCGGCGAATGCGATTGCTATCAGCAACGTGAATGGTCTGCAGGCGCAGCTCAATACGTTCGCTGTAAATAACACTACCAACAGCGCCAACATTACGTGGACGGGTACGGTTACAGCCGGTGCGATCGTGGATAACTCCGATAGTCGCATCAAGGAAAACGTCGCACTGATGACGTTGGAGGATGCACTGCGGATTATCAAAAACACGCAGGTAGTGCGTTTCTTCAACAAGCAAACACAGCGCGAAGAATTCGGCGTAGTGGCGGATGACCAGCAGAGCGTGACGCCCGAGGTTATCCATGTAGGCGATGATCCCGATCGTTTGCTCGCGGTCGCCTATGCCCGTCTGTCGATGCCCTTGTATGTTGTGCTGCAACACCTGATCGCAAAAGGAGCTGTGTAATGGCCGTCCCTGGTCCTCCCGTTTCGCTAGCTGCGGTCCGGGCTGAGTTCAACGCGCCGGCCGGTACACCTTTGCATGCGTTCGTACGTCGTGGTGCTTACGTACCGGATATCCCACAAAACGCGAACGTACCGACGGCACCCCCGATTCGCCTAGCCTCGTTAGCTGGCGCAACTAACTACGTACCGCCGTCGGTGTCGGTAGCTAATGTTTTCGGCGATACGGAAGGTGGGACGTCCAACGCCTATATTGGAACGGCCAACATTGTTGCGAGCAATGGTAAACCGCCTTATTCGTATCAGACCGTGTACGTCAGCGGTACCGCCTATAACCTTACCGACGCCAATACGGCGAATCCGAATTTCTTCCAACCCGGTCGACCGCCGGGTCCGGGTCAGACGTCGGGCGTGTACAAGGCTATCGTGACCGACGCACTCAATAACCAAGCTTCACAGAACTTCACTGTTACCAATCAGATCAGCTAATGACGATTATTCGCGTATCGGGTTTTGGCGGCATCATCCCTCGTTTGGGAGATCGTCTGCTGCCCGACAGCAATGCGCAGTACTCGCTCAATGCCCAGCTGTTCTCCGGCGAGCTCCGTAGCTGGCAACAGCCGTTACTGCTGGCGACGTTTCCGTCGCATCCGAATCTGGCGGACGTGTTCCATTACCGGCATCCCAATGATGCCACGCTGACCAACTACTACATTCCATTTGACCGTCGCACAGACGTCGTCAAGGCACCGATCATAAACGACGCCTATAACCGGTTGTATTGGACAGACGGTGTCCAATTCACTATTACGACCATGGCGGATGTGGAGGCAGGTACTCCAGGTCAACCGGTCGGCGTGCCACCGCCGACGTTCGGTTCGACGCCCGTGGTATCGACAACTGGCGGTACGTCGGCGAATGCCGTTACACGCGTGTATACGTTTATTCTGGTGTCCAAATACGGCGAGGAAGGCTCGCCTTCCAACGCGTCAACGATTACGCAAAGTGGCAATAGCGATGGTACGTGGACAATCACAAACCTCAACACGCTGGTGACGGGAAGTCTGAATCCGAATATCACCAAGCTACGCATGTATCGCACGATTACATCGACGGCGTCGAGCACGGTTACTTACCGTGAGGTCATGGAATGGACGATCGGTTCGATTCCGTCCAGTTACGTCGATACGATGAGCGAGACTACGTTGGCAACCCAGCCAGCGCTTGAGTCGTTGGGTTGGGATGTGCCGCCGGCAGATCTGCAAGGCTTGTGTGCAGGACCGGGCGGCATGCTGTCTGCGTTTAAAGGTCGCACAGTTTATTTTAGCGTTCCTTATTTCCCCCATGCATGGCCATCGTCGTATCAGTTAGCAGTCCCCGAAGACATCGTCAGCATGGGTTGGTTAGGCACGATCCTGGTCGTAGCCACGACGGGTCGACCGTCGATCATTTCCGGATCGAGCCCTACTACGCTTTCCGTGCAGAACTTTGGTGCGGTTATTCCGTGCCTGTCGCGCGATGGCTTTGTCAACAACGCTGACCAAGTATTTTTCCCGTCACTTGATGGCCTCATTGCGATCGACAGCACGGGTACAAACAACGTCAGTAACACATTCGCGACACGCCAAGATTGGCTAAGCCGATTTAATCCGTACACCACATCCGGTGCGATTTACCAGAACCGCTATTTTGGGTTTTATTCCTCGCAGTTGGGTTACTCGCTTGGTTTTGATGACGCCACAACAGGGCTGACCGATCTGCAGTACAACGGCGTCAAGCGCATGAAGAACAGCGCAGTGGACAGCAGCGCGCATCTGATTGTCGGCAATAAGCTATACCAATGGGACGCTTCATCGGCAGGCCCCCTTGTGTACACGTGGCGTACGAAACCGTTCATGGTGAATAAGCCCTGCAACATGGGCGTCATTCAGATCCGTGCGGATTTTCCTGATATGCCGAGTGTGGTGTCGTCGCCATCACCCAGTCCTACGCCAGTACCGATTACACCGGCAGGTCATGACATCAACGACACGATGATCAATGACGACATCATCAACGGTCCTGGTATTCAGCAACAGTCTCTGGCGTCCGACACGATCGGCGTTAAGCTGTATGCCGACGGCATTTTGCGTTGGGTGGGAGTGATCAGCTCCGAAGCGCCAGTCAACCTACCCACCGGCTATAAAGCGACCAAGTGGGAGATCGAGCTGTCGGGCACGATCTCTATTTTCTCCGTGGCACTCGCAGGGAATCGCACTGAACTGGAACAGATCCCATGAGCGATATTCTGAAAATCGACGTGAGCAAGCAGCTGACCAAAAATTCGGACTTCCAGCTGCAGCAATTGGCCGAAGCAGTGAACATGCTGCAAGGCGCCACGGATCAAGATCAGCGTGCCGTCCGCCAGTTTGAGTTCCAGCAGGCGATCAGCGCGTTGTCGGCGAGGCTGACTAAAGCGGGGTTCTAATGGAACTGGCACGGCTCCTGTGGGCACGCATCAGCGCGATGCACGCGGCGATCGGCGCACCGATGGAGCCGTACGATGAGTTTCACTTGGGAGACTGGCTGTTCTACCCCCTCGGGTATGACGGCGTGCTGGGGATCAAGCAGTTCCCGCAGGAAGACGGGGACGTATTGTTCGTAGCGCTCCCTTCGAACCATTCGGTATTGGGGTCTGCGCGGACGGTTCGGATCATGCGCCGGCATCTGGCGACGGGTCGAAAGCTGTATTCGATGGCATGGAAGCATCACTATTTGGCCATTCGGATCAACAAACACATGGGGGGTCAACCCCTGGGGGTGGACAGCCAAGGCTTCATCCATTTTGTGTACACTGCAGACAGCCTGAACAAGGCGACGAAAGCGGAACGGGGGCGCGAGCACGAAGCGCCAGTGGCGGTCACGGCAGGTTGAAGGGGTAGATATATGGGTGGCAAAAGCGCGCCTAAGCCGCCGGATCTGACCGGCCTGACGAATGCTGAGCTGCAGATTTCCCAGCAGCAGCTTGACCTTGCCAAGCAGCAGATGGGGGTTTCGCAGTCCCAGTTCCAGCAGTTCATGCAGTACAACCAGCAGCAGCTGCAGCAGTCGCAGCAGCAGTATGACCAACAAATGGATATCCAGAAGCAGCAGCTCGCGCAAGCAGCTCAAGCTAATCAGATATCTCAGAACGTTGCGAATACGCAGATCCAGCAGATGCAGCAGTCGATGCAGTATCAGCAGCAGGATCGCGACCGGTACGAGAACACCATTGTTCCGCTCCAGGATCAGTACATCCAGGAAGCGCAGGCATATTCGTCTCCCGAAAAGCAGGCTGCCGCCGCCGCGCAGGCGCTTGCCGATAACCAGACGCAGCTCGAAGCGCAACGCAACAACCAGATGTCGCAGCTGGCCGCGATGGGTGTGGACCCCTCGCAGGTCATGTCTACGTCGCTCAGCAGCCAGCTAGGGGTGGCTGGCGCGGCGCAAGGAGCTATGGCTGCGAACACTGCGCGCCAGAACACTATCCAGACTGGCTATAACATGCTGTCGAACGCCATTAACATGGGCAATAACTTGCCTATGCAGGCGGTTCAGGAAGGCAATTCGGCGACGAATGCAGGTAACAGCGCGTCGAGCAATGCGCAGTCGACCAACAGCGCTTACAACAGCGCCGTGGCTACGGGTGCGACGGCATCCGGCATCCGGCAGAACTCGCTCAGCCTGGCCAGCCAGCTGACCGGTAGCCCGCTGTCGTGGGCGCAGCTCGGCAACCAGTCGTACGGAGGTGCCAGCAACGGCATCATGAACGCCGGCAACCTGATCAACCAGGGTTACCAGAACCAGTTGGCCGGCTTCCAGGCGCAACAGAACGCCAACCAGAGCATGATGTCCGGCATCGGTACGATTGCGTCGATCGCCGGTATGGCGATGATGGCCGAAGGTGGCGCCGTAACGAACGACGCTTCCTACGATCCGTCGCAGTTCGACGGCGGCGCGATGGGCAACAGTTCGATTCCGTTGGACACGTCCAAGCTGGATTCGTCCATCCAGAACAAGCTGCAGACGGCTACGGACAATTCCCTCGCATCAAGTGCGACGCGCACTAACATCGGCTACGACCTATCGTTGATCGGTAACGGCTTGAGCGCCATGGGTAACCGCAGTGAGCAACCTATTCCGTACAAGAACTTTCTGCAGCCGATTTACTACCGTGCCGAAGGCGGTGTGATGGGTCCAGGAGAGGGCGCTTCCGGAACGGGGTTGCCCACGGGACGCGCGATGCCCACCATGGCTTCCCGCGACAAGATTCATGCGATGCTTTCCCCAGGGGAATACGTCATTCCGGCTGACGTCGTGCACCAGCTCGGTGTTAGCCACTTCGATAAGCTGATCCAGAAATATCACCGCCCGGGAGCGTGACATGCCCAGTGGAATCCAAGGACTTGCCGAAGGCATCATGGCCGGTATTGATCCCGGTATAAAAATCGGTGATCGCATTGCGGCATTGCGTGCAAACAATCGCATGCAGGCTATTCAGGACAAGCTGTCGAACGGCGACTATTCCAACGATGCAGCGGGCCAGCAACAGCTTCAAGACGATATTCGTGCGGCCCAGGCTCCCTTGACGGCACGTGGCTTGGACACGAGCTATGGCTCGGACCAGCTGCAGCGCGTGATGGGTTTGGAGAGCCTGCGCGCGAGCCAACAGGCTGGCGGCATGATCGATTACGGCAGTGGCGGCAGTGGTGCGAGCGGAAGTTCCGGTGCACCGAATTACGCACCGGCACTTAACTTTCTGTCGCAGCAGCAAGCAGGACTGGGAGACCTTGGCGGCTCCATGCAGAGCGCCAATATGGCTGGCCAGATCACTGCCGGACGCAATGCGATCAACAACACCGGCTCGGTACAGCCAGACGGCACGTTGCCCGGGGGTGTTAACCAGACGGCGCTTGCAACGGGTACAGCCGCTAATATGGCGAACTTCGGCGACAACGCCGGAGCCGCGCAGTGGGGTGGCCAAGCAACGCAGGCTGCGAATGCCTCCGTGCAAGGCATGCTTGGTCGTGCCCTGACGGTTGCAACCAACCCGCAGCTGGGTGGTATCCAGGCTGCTGCGCCCTACGTGCATTCCGCTGCGCAATTGCTTGGGTATGGCGACGTGCAGTATTCACCCAGTCAGAATGCGCTTTCTGTACTGGATAAAGGTGGAAACCAAGTCGCCTTGATCACGCCGCAGAACATTACGCAGTTCGTGCAGACGATCGGCAATGATCCGACGCAGATCCTTGGCAACATCCGTACGTTGCAGTCGCAGCAGTACCAGGATCTGCGTTCGGCGGCGCAAGGCAACCGCGAGCAAGCGCAGAAAGCGGCTTACGATCTCGCTGGCCGTGCTCCCAGCGACGCCATGCTCAACCAGGCTGAGCGTGCCGCAACGCAGTCGCAGACGCTGGCCGAGAAGACGGGCTGGAAAGTGCTACATGCCGGTCAAGAGACGGACGCCAATGGGGCTCCTACCGGCTCGACGAAGATGATCGTGCAGCCGCCAGGCAGCGAGCCGCTGCTGCTCACAGTGAGTGCGCCAGACCCGAACAACCCCACGCAGCCGGCGTTCCGCCTGCAACGCCAGGATGGTTCGGATATCCCTGCCGCGCAGCTGCCCGCATTCCAGACACAGGCGCGCGCTATGGCACAGGCGGCGAGCGACCAGGCAATTTTCAATAACTTGAAGTTGAACCGTGCACGCTTTCAGCAGGGTATGGCAAACATCCAGGATGTTTACCATCAGTTTGACCCGACTGGCGGTACGCAAGCCGGTGCGCCGGGCGGTGCGATGCAAACGCCACAGGATCAAACACCGAGCAACTTGCCGCGCGGGGTGCGCAACAATAACCCAGGCAATCTGATCCAGTCGAACGCACCGTGGGACGGGAAAGTCCCCAATCCCACGGATAGCCAATTTGAGCAGTTCAGCTCGCCCCAAGCCGGTATCCAGGCTACGGCGCAGAATGCGTTGCGTCTGCAAGCTAACGGTGCCAAGTCGGTGTTTGACCTGATCAACAAATGGGCGCCTCCCAATGCGAAAGGCAACACGCCCATGACCACGCTGGCCTATATCAATGATGTCGCGGCCAAGATGGGTGTGGATCCGGAGCAGCCCATCAACTTGAGCGATCCGCAGACGCTGGCCAAGTTCACCAATGCCGTTATTGCGCACGAAAATAATGGCTTTGCGTACAGTCCGGGTACCGTCGCGCAGGCTGTTGCCGGTGCAGTAGGAAAGTCGCAGCTGGCGAGTCGCACCAATGCACGAAACCAAAAAGCTGGCATTATGGCGGCTACGGTACCGCAGCAGCCCCGGCCTCGGATTCAGATCGATCCGAATCTGACCAACGGGGTAGCGAATAAATACCTCTATAGGGGATAGCACATGCCAGACTGGAACGATCCTATTGCGCAGGCGATGCAGTCCCGCGCCACGGATGTTCCAGCCCCGAATTTCCAGGGTGGAACACCTGCCGGTGATGCGGTATACCAGCAACAGCTGCAGCAATTTCAGCCTGCAACGCCTTTACCAAGTTCAGGGGGTGCGATGGGCGGTCCTGCGGATCAGGATCGCCCAACGCTTTACGGGTATAACCCTCAAACGCATGAGGTACTGGTAAACGGCCAAAAGATCGGTCGAGATTTCTCTGCGTGGTCGGCCGCAGCGAACTTGCCGGCGGATCAGATTCGTCCCATGTCGGTGAATGCCATCTCGCAGGATGGCTTTATTCCGCTATCACAAGACCAGTTCAAGTCGTTCCTGCAAGGTATAGACCAGAACGCGCAAGGGCGTCTTGTCGGAAACACGCTACATAACCTGTTTACCGGTGCCGAACAAACGGCAGCGGGTGCGGGACGCGTAGCGCTGCGCTCCATGGGCAATGTGCTGGACACGCTAAGTGCGCCCGGTCGCGCCGAGTTGCAATCGCCGGAAGTACAGCAGTTCCTGCAAAACCATCCCACGCTTGCATCCGCACTGGGAAGTGTTCTTGGCGTACCCGATCAACTGCGGCAACAAGCCAATGACGTAACGGATTTCTGGCAGCAGACGGTCCAAGGTCAAGACCAAGCCGATCGTGCGGGTGAGTCGCTACAGCAACAAGCCTACGCCGATCAGTCATTCGGCGACCATCCGGTTCACGCAGCACTCAACGCGTTGTCGACCGACCTTCCCCGTGCGGCGCCGGCCATTGCGGCGTTCGCAATGAATCCGGCTGTCGGTACGCTGGCCATGAGTGCGCAGGCCAACGAAGCGGGCGCCGAGGCAGCGAGCCAGCGTTTCCAGCAGGCTACGCAAGCGCTCACGCCGGATCAATTCACCGCAGCGAATCCGCTGTATGCCCAGCTGCGGGCACAAGGTCTCAACGACACGCAAGCACGTGAGGCATTGCGCCAGCGTGCCATGAATGTAGGCGGCGACGTCACGGGTGCCCTGGGTGCGATTACAGCGCCTTTGATGGGTCGCATACCGATGGCGGCGCTCGGACGTGCGGAAGCCTTGATGCCGGGATTGGGCGGCAGTGGGGTAGGGGGCTGGATCGGTCGACGTCTCGCCATGGCAGTCGGGACGTCGGCCGAGAATGCCGCGCTTACTGCCGCGACGAATATTCCAGGCCAGATCGCTGCCGACGTTGCGAGCGGTCGGGGTGTCCAACCGGCAAGCCAGTACACGTCCGGTCTAGGCGAAGCAGCCTTGATCGGCGGCGTCCTGGGCTCATTTACGCATGCCCCGACACGTCAGACGACACAGGCCAGCGACGTCGGCGCCGCAGCTAACTCCGTGCATGCCGTTGCCGAACCACGTCCGCAGACTCCAGGAGTGGGTCTCGTCAATGACCTGTTCGGTACGGCACCCCCATCGCAACCGGGCGACTTCCAGCAGCGCGCCGAGCCGGCGGCACCTGTGCAGAATCCTGCGCAAGGGGACTTGCTGCAGCCACAGCAGGGTCAAGTCCCTGACCTGTTCAACAGCGCGCCACCGTCGGCGCCTGCAAGCGACGTAGGCGCACCCCAGGCACCTGCGCAACCTGTGGGCGGTGGTCCAGCTCAGCCCGATCTAATGCCGCCGGCTGGACCGCAGCCAGCGCCACGTCCGTCATTGATCCAGCAGCGTCGCATGGAGATGCAGCGCCAACCGCCCCAGGGCGTTCAGGGCGCGCTTCCCGCACCGCCGTCCATCGAGGCGCTCAACCAGGCACGCGATGCGCTGCAGGGTCATCTGGACGGTTTGCAAAACCAGCGCTCGAAAGTAGCGCGGCAATTGAAGTCGACGATTGCCGAAATCGATGCGCGCATCAAGGCACGGCAGAACGACGAGCTTACTGCGCAAACACCTACTGACCAGGGGCAACAAGTACAGCCTCCGGGCAATGTCGCACCAGGAAATACGCAACCGCCACCGATCGGACAAGACCAACCGATGTCGATGGCGGAAGCGCAGGCGCGTGCGCAGGTTCAAGCCGCGCGGGGGCAGGCGATCGATACGAGCACCCAGGGCGTATCAGCATCGACACCTGAGCCTGCTATGGACCTGCAGGCACAGATGCAGGCGCTGAAAGATGGCACGCGCGATGCGGTGTTCGTCGCTGCCGGCAACGAGGCTCAGGCACCGAAGGTTTCGGGCAAAGTCGCGCGCACCGTCACGCGACCCGAAGGGACGTTGGTCACTACCAACGCGGCCAAAGCGAAAGCCTACAGGGAGGCTCCGCAGGTCAATGACGAACTACTCGCGCGATTGCAGGATCTGCCACAGTCGAAAGCTGACGCTTTACGCCAAGGCGACAACACAGTTACCCAAGCCGTTGACCAGAACGGCGCCGTGGTTAAAGAGGCACTCGGGTCGGGGAACGCGGATGCGGTCGCACAAGCCACACCGGCTGGCGGCACGATTCGCCAAATGTCTGCGGAAGAAGCGCAGGCACGTCGTGAAGAACTCAACCGTCGTTTCGACGCGGGTGAAACGCTAACACCGGACGAAACGGCAGAGCTGGTGCGCGCGACGCGTGCCGAGCGCGATATGGCCAAGCCCGGTCAGCAACCGCTCGAAGGCATGCTCAATGGCGAGGCGGGACCGCGCGCTGCCGAAGTGGCTGGCCACAAGGGCTATCTGCATACTGACATGAATGGACTCAAACGCATCAACGACACGTTCGGTCATAGTGCGGGTGATTCGTTGCTTCGTTCGTTCGCGACGTTGTATCGTGACATCGCAGCCAAACATGGTGGCCTCTCGTGGCTTGCCGGCGGCGATGAATTTGTGTCGTCGTACCCCACGCGCGCCGCCGCTGTCAAAGCGCATGCAGAGCTGCAGAAAGCAGCCAAGAACCACGTCGTTGAGTTCCAGGCCAACGACGGTACCGTCCACCGAATCGAAGGCGTCGGCTTTGCCGGCGGGGTAGGTAAAAATGTCCGGGAAGCCGATGCTCTCAGCGAGCAATCAAAGCGTGCCCAATATGCCGCTGCAGGTACCGAACGTCGCGGCACCGCGACAGATCGTCGTACACAAGAACCTGTCGTTCGACCAGATCGCCAATCTGATGGACAGCAACGGGGTCGTGCCCGGAACGCTGAAAGCGTTTCCGGCGCCGCACAGCGTGAAGTAGTCGCGACCGCGACGAAGTCGGCGGCGTTGAAAGAACGCGCCGCCGCGAAGCGCGCGACCAAGGCTGATGAAGCCAAGGTCGACGAAGCGATTGGTAAAAAAAAAGTTCCCGCGTCGCAGGACGAAGCCGTAAACGTCCTGCGTAGGGACATCGAAGCCAATCACCCGCAGTACGCCGAAGCCTTCGCCCATCAACAGGAACGCGAAGGCGCCGGCCGTCGACCCGAATCGCCGCTCACGGCTGTTCCCGTGACTGAGCGCGAGATGGGCGAACTGGCTGACCACACGCGCAACATTGCCACCACGGAAGCCAAGCAGATCGAAGCGGGCCAGTGGTCGCCGCGCAGCTCGCAGCTCGCACGCATCCTCGACGCGGCCGGTGCACGCCCCAGTGACGTGCAGCTGCGCCGTGTAGTCACTGACATGGCCAAGGCAACACCCGAGCAGTTGCGCGCCTTCATCGAAGCGGCAGGCCCCCGGCTGGCAGACTCCACGCTGGCCAAAGGTATCGTGCGCGGTATGGACAATGTCCGTACCGCCGTGCGTGATCAGGGCGGTTCCTCGGAGCCGCTAGATGCCTACGAAGGAAAGGTCGTGCGTCCCATGGACGTCGGCGTCAACGGTCGTACACCGAGCGAGAAGCTGCCCGAAAAGAACGAACTGTACAGCCGTGGCCGTGTCACGATGTACGGCAAAGAGTTGCCGTCCCAGATCGGTGAAGCGGTTCGCGAATGGACACGCACCTTTGAAAAAACCGCTGGACGTGTGCTTCCGGATAACATGCACATCATGACGCCGGACCAGGCGCGTGACTTGTATGGCGCTCAGGCCGTACCGAAGGGCGAGGCTTTCTCCGGCGAATTGAAGAATCCCACGACGGGCCAGACGGATCACGTCATCGCACTCGACTGGAAAGCACTGGGTGAAGGCCCTGCTGCGGTCGAGGCGCTCGCCCATGAGTTCGCCCACGCGGCGATGGACAACGTGTTCGACCAGTTGCCCAAAGCGGACCAGGACGCCGTGCGCAGTGCGTATAACGAATGGCTGCAGGCCCAGGGCCGTGGGACGCCGACCGAGACGATGCTCAAGCGCCTTCCTCCTGCGCTTGCCGATGTACTGCGCGAGACAGGCGCGACACCGGAGAAAGCCTATGCCGAGTCGTGGCATGAGTGGATCGCGGATGAGGTGGCCAAGTGGATGCTTACCGACCAACGGCCTCGCACGGCAGTGGAGCGTTTCTTTAGCCAACTCGCAGACGCATTCAAGAAGATCTATGCCGCTGTGACCGGTCGTGGCCGTCCCACGGAAGCTGTCGCGACGATGATGGATAACCTGGTCGAGCGTTCGCGCAACCTGCGCGCGGCCGACGCCACCGCGCGTGCTAATGATGCCGCCTACGGCCGTGAACCGGCCGACGCTTCGCCACCGGCCGAAGCGGCGCGCCAGAAGATTGACCTCTCGGCCGTAAAGCAGCGCGCGAACAAGATCGTGGAAGGCAGCAAGGATCTTGCCGGCGACCTGGGTAAGACGTTTTCCAACGGGCCGTCGGCGATCAAAGACCGCCTTAACCGCACCTGGTCGCGCGCTGCCGACGGCAAAGGCGGCGATCTCATGCGCAATATTGCGCATGGGCTGATGTCGACGCGAGACCTGGTCGATCGCTACCGTAACCGTGGTCGTTTCGGCGAAGGGTTGGTAGCGTGGGACAACGCTCAGCGCATGGCCGAGAAACTGAGTCGCGAGATTCAGCAGAAAGCCAACCTGGGCGTTGAGCGCGCACAGCGGCTGAGTGCACCGGTCAAGCGTGCACTCAACGACCTGATGTACAAGACGACGGTCTACGGTATCCATCCGGACGAAGCGTTCGGAACCGGCCGCAACGCGCATCTACAAGATGACGATCCCGCCGTGACGGCGTCGAACCGTGCGCGTTACAACGACGTGCGTGTCGCTTGGAACCAGCTCAAGGACATTCCCGGCGATCCGCAAGCGGTGTATGCGCAACTGCGCGATGCCTTGTCGGAGCTACGTCGTGAGACATTCACCGCACGCCATGCAAACGTCGACAAGCTTGACGTCTCCAGTGACGCCAAGGCCGAAATGCACGCCCTGCTCGCGGCGCAGGAAGAACGCACGCTGGAAGGTCCGTACTTCCCGTTGACGCGCGAAGGCAATTACGTAACGACAGCGCTCATGCCGGCGAAGAACCTGGGTGAGTATGCGACCAAGGCCGAAGCCAAGGCCATCGGCGACCGCGAAAAAGCCATTAACCCCCACGCCGAGATCATGCTCAGCAAGACAGCGGATGACACGTGGACCGTGCATGCCGGTGAGAAAGCCGTGTACTTCCACCCGACGATTGCCGATGCCAAGGCAGCGCGCGCCGAGATCGAAGCGGAAATGCGCGAGGCGTGGGAGCATTTGAACGTGAGCCTCGACGCGGCCAAGACGGAGATGGGCGACAAACCGATCTTCGAAGGGCCATTCCACACGCAAGACTTCTACAACAAGATGGAGCTGCCGAACCTTACCAAGTTCACGGCAGAGATCAACAAGCTGCGCGACCAGGGCAAGATCGATCCGGAGGTGTACAAGAAGTTCTCCGAGATGGTGATCGAGTCGTTGCCGGAGACATCCCCGCGCAAGTCGATGATGCAGCGCCAGAACATTCGCGGCGCCAACAAGGACATGCTGGGCGGCTATGTACGCAGCGTGGCAGGCGCCGCGCATACGTACGGCAAGACGAAAATGTCGCGCGATATCAACGATGCATGGAACCTGATGAACAAGCATGCCCGCGAACAGCCCGAGCTGAACACGGTCATGAACAATCTGGTGACACGGCAGACGCAGCTGGCCAAGCGCATGGAACGCAACTGGCAGAACACCACGGCTAGCACGCTGCAGGATATCTCCAGTCTGATGTCGCTGGGTTTCTCGCCGGCTTTCATGGTGCAACAGGCGCTCCAGCCGGCGGTGCTGACGCTTCCGGTGCTCGCCGCGCGCGCCGCTGCCGACGGTCGCAGCGTCGGTTACGGCAATGCGATGAAGTACATGAAGGACGCCTATAACGGCGCGGTACCATTTTTCAGCAAGCGTGGCGCTGAGCAGTTCATGGCCGAGGCCAAGCGCATGCTTGGCACCTACAGCGGTGACGGCAAGACGTTGCAGGAATCGGCCAACGACATGATGGATACGTTCGGCAAGACCGACGAAGAACGCGAACTGCTGCATTACCTCAATGATCGTGGCACGCTGGATTTTGCGTTTCTGAATGCCGTGGCTGATGCGAGCGCGCAGTCGAAGATCGGTAACAAGGCCAAAGCGGCCTTGCGTATCTCGATGGCCATCCCGCAGCAGATCGAAGCGATGAACCGAATGGTGTCAGGGCTGGCGACGTACCGGTTGGCGCGCGAAGTGCGCGGCATGGATCACGCGGACGCGATGCACGAAGCCGACACGGTCGTTGCGCAGACGCATGGCGACTACAGCCGCTACAACCGTCCCAGTGTCTTCAATCGGCCATGGGTAGGCATGGCGCTGCAGTTCAAGATGTACACGCAGTTCATCTATTCGCTGCTGATCCGCAACGCGGCCAATATGATGGACCGCAACCTGAGCCGGGAGGAACGCGCCCAGGCCGCACGTACGCTTGGCTATGTGCTGGCCAGCCACGCCGGCTTCGGCGGAGCGATCGGCCTGGGTCCCGTTGCCGGCGCGGCGAAGTTCGGCTTGGGTGCTTTGATGTATGCCATGGCCGGCGCCGGGCTGATCGACAAGAAGAAAAAGGACCAGACGATCGGCGATTGGATCACCAGCGACTTCGAGAAATGGGGCGATGAGCAGATGGGACCGGGCACGGGGCGGTACCTGCGGCAGATCGCACAATACGGCGTACCGGGTGCCCTGGGGGTCGACGTCGCCGACAAGATCGGTATTCCGGACCTCACCAATACGCACTTCGGCGGTAACGACATGAAGAACGCCGGCAGCATGATGGATGCGATGCTCATCGCCGCTGCCGGTCCCGTCTACGCGAACATGAAGCGCGTGGCCAACGGCACTGAGCAGCTGTTGCAAGGCAATCTGCAAGCGGCCGGCAAGCAGATGCTGCCGGCGGCACCGCGCGCACTGCTCAACGCCATCACGGAGCAGCAGGACGGCGTCGTGACGTCGAGCGGTACGGTCATTCGGCCAGCGAATGATCTGTCGCCGTACCGTACCTTCCTGCGCGCGATGGGACTGCAAGACCCGGAGACCGAGATGCGCTACGACGATCGCTCGGCGTTGCTCGACGCCAAGACGCGGCTCAAGAACGATCGTAACGCGCTGCTGCAAGCGTACGCCGCTGCACGGACGCCCCAGGATCGCCGCGACGTGCTGGCGCGCGTGGCCGACTATAACCAGGGTCGGCCGGCAGCGTATCAGATCTCGGCAGCAACACTTGCGCGGCAGCTGCAGCGTCAAGCGACGTCGCCGGCCGATCGGGCGCTGGCACGTGAACTGGGGCAATAAAAAACCCGCTGTGCAGGCCAGCGGGTTCGGAGTGCTACAGGTGCGGGCTGCAGCGGACGCCTCTCAAAACGTCGAGGTGAGTATGACCCACCGGCACTATGGAACGCAACGTCTCACGACGTGGCAGTGTTCAGGTTGGCGACGGGGGACGGCGCCACCGTGAGCACTGCGTGACCAAGCACGCTCGCATCGAATTCTACACCTTTTGCGCGAAAGTTTCGTGGTGTCCCGACCATGAAGGTCATGCGGTCGATGCGGCGTACTTTGGTGCCCCGTGCATTTTCGGCCTGCATCCATTCCAGCACCGCTTTGAAATCGCCGTTTCGCGTGACGATGTATTGCTTCAATTGTTCAAGTGGAATATGCACGGACTTCACTTCCATCTTGGTACCGTTGCTCACACCCCGTATCTCACCGCAGAACGCGTGCGAGGACGGCGGCGACATGAGGGAGGTACCCACGTCTCCACCAAAGATCGTAAACGCATTGATATTGTCCGTGATGTAGTTGGTGATGAAGTCTTCGGGGTGCACGCGGCCCATCTCGAATTCCTTCACCTGCGCTAACCAGTGGCGCTTCACTTCCTCGACGATAGCCGCGCGGTCAAAGGCGAGCCCGAACACCTTGCCGATGCCTGCGCCGATGTCGATGAGTGCGGCGACGACCGTCCGGAACCGATCGCCCGTGTCGTTGGCCATGTGCTGGTCCCACCACGCGATACGGTCGGCGACGACCTTGCGCCAGTAGGCTTCGCCCTTAGCTACAAAGAGGTTCACGAGCCGTGGGCCTAGAAAGCCGTAATTGTGCTCCAGTTGCGCAATGACGGACTTCGCTGCGCCCATTTGGGAGGGGTCGATGTTGAGCGGGTATAAGCGCATCTCGAACACGCGTGCCGCTTCGGCAACGGCGTCGCGACGGTAGTTCTGCAGCTTCGCATGCACGGACGTGTTGGACGTCGCGATCGCTGGTAAGCACCAGCGGTGCACGTTGTCGCGCAACTGACCATCGGCCATCAACCGATGGCGCTCGCGCCCCTGCGTGATCGTGTAGATATAGCTGGATAGATCCTTCCCCTCGACGTTCGTGAACTCGTCGATGACCATCGGCAGGTTGCCCGACACGCTGGCCAGGTGGAACGTGGCGGCACTCGTGTCGCGGAAATCCTTGCGCAACTTGTCGGGTTTGCCCCATATCGACAAGATCGCATCGCACAGTGTGGACTTGCCGACGCCCGACTGCGGCGAGTAGGCGTTGAGCAATACACCGTCCACGCCGCTGAACGCCATGAGGGGTGCCGCGATGCCGAGAGCCACGATGGCAGCGCGGTCATGACCGCCGGCAATGACGCGGTTGAACGCAGCGAGCCATCGCGATTCGTCACCGGCTTGATGATAAGCCTCGATCTCGCTCTGTGCCTTGTTCGGCCTGATCGGCTCGATACCGCCGACGCTGTACATGTTGGTGCCCAGGATGAATTGCTTGAAATCATCGGTCCAACCGCAGCGTGAGGCGATCGCGTTGGCTTGCCGGATGCGCTGCATCTGCGAGAAAAATTCAGGCATAAATTTGTCCTGCAGGTCTTTGGCTTGTTGCGCGGTGTAGTGCATGCCCGCGCCGGATAGCAGCGACGCAAAACGTCGGCTGTCCACCATCGCCGCGTGGTCGAACTCCACCCGTACGATACCGTCGCTGTGCCGGCTGAACACCACGGCCGTCATGGCGCCTTTACCGGTCACGTCAATCAAACGCTCGGCGCTGATCATGGGGTAGGACCCGATCGGCAAGATGGTCGGGGGCGGCGGTTGGGCGCCGGGCGTGGGCGGCGGATCTTGTTTCACCACGGACGGAATGCCGTTATGGACCGACAAGCGCTGGGTCAGGCTGCCGTCGACCACTTGCACCGCCGTCACGCCTGGCGTGATCAGGAAGCACCCGACCTGGTGCGCGGGCTGCGTCTGCAGCAAGCCCATCTGTTGGGCCGTGGGAGCCGGCGGCGTGCTGGCCGCTACCGGCGCCTGCGGCGGTACCGGGACGGCGCGCTGGGGCTCAAGCACGCGCGGCTGGTAGCGTCCCGTGACCGACGGAGCCTTGTGGGTCGTGCGCAGGGGACACGTGGCGCATTCGCGCATGCCGAGCCGAGCCATTGTCTCGCAGGTGGGTGGCTCATACCCCTGGGCCAGGACCTGGTCCCACTTGGCCGCAAACGCGTCACGGTCGAACGACGGGTGACCCGCAGACAGGTGCCACGCCACTTTGCGTTTGGTCTCGGCCGGATCGTCCGATGCCGCCACCAGCGTGAGCACGGCGTGCCACAGCGGTTCGCTGTCGGTCGCGCCCTGGTTCTGGAACCGCTGCAGCATCCCAGGGCAGGTCTTGAGGACGCCTTTCATCGAGAAAGGCGGATGCAAGTTGCTGGCGAGCGGCGACGCGTAACCACTTAGGCCGGCGGGGCGCTGGCCTGAAATAGCTGTCACGGCAGGCTGGTACCGTCCCAACACCTGTTCGAAGTACGCCGGATCGATCGGCGCAGCCATGGTCTTCTGCACCACCTGCACGGCGGTACCGTTCTTGAAATTCCACGTACCCGGCAAGCGCAGGATGCGCGCGGCGTCCTGGGTGGTAGTCGGGTCCACCACCAGGCCGTACTGCGCCATGGCGGCGCTCAGGCGCGACGACAGCGCGCTCCAGCGCGAAGCATCGACGTCACGGTCGAACGGCCAGTACGCGTGGATGCCGTAGCCGGAGTCGACCATCAACGGCAGCGGCATTCCCGCGCCTTGCAGGAATGCCTTCAACGCAGCCCAGGCGTCGGCCTTCGTACGGTACGGCGTCGCTGCCAGCTTGGCTGGATCGGTACCGTTGTACACGTCGATGTCGATACGCAGGCAACGATGCCACAGCGCGTTGTCGGCATGGCGAGCGATCTTGACCTTGCCGGCGTTCTTGCCGGTCTTGACGGTGCGTGTCTTGGGACCATAGCCGGCAATGGCCACGTAAATGTCGCAGCCTTGTGCCGACGCCCAGTCGATGGAGTGCTCAATGTCGTGTTGTGCGATGTGCGCTTCGTGGGCCAGTTCCCACGTCATGCGCTGCCCGGGTTGCCCCGGGAACATCATTGCGTAGATGCGCGTGCCCTGAGAGGGGAGCACAGCATCGAGAAATGCAGTTGGTAGTTGCATGCGTCCCGCCCCTGAAAAACCCCCGGGGCGGATTCCTCGGGGGTCGTACCCGTTCGCTGATCAGGCGAACATGCCATCCACTTGGTTCAGCACCTCTTGGGGGAGCTGAGCGGTGGGGGCACCCGTCGCGGGCGGAGCGACGGTGGCGTACGTGGGTTGCGCTTGCGCCTGTCCCGGCGGCTGCATCGGAGGTGCGGCCATAGGCGGTGCAGCCTGCACGGGCGGTGGCGGCGCGAATGACGTCACCGGGGGTTGCTGGGACGGCTGTTGCGGAATCGTCGCCGCAGGTGCGGCAACCGGAGGTTGTTGCACGGGCGGTGGCGGCGCGAATGACACCGTGTTGGGTGCCGGTGCGGGCGCAGGCACGGGAGCATACCCTGCAGCGGGTTGTGCAGCTGTCACATTCTGCGTCATGCCCTGCGGCGGCTGGCCTTGGATCGGTGCCGGTGCAGGGGCTGGCGCAGCGGCAGGCAGGGCACCCGTGTTCTGCGGTGCCTGCAGATTGCCCTGGTTCAAGATGTCGCGCGTACGGGAGTCGTTACGTAGAGCGAGCACCTCAGCGAATTCCTGATCCGAGAGGAAACGCATGGCCTGGAACTGCAGCTTGGGGTACGCAACGGTGTAGTCGAACGTTACGCGCACGATCGCGGCGAAGAACGGCACACCTTGCGCGGACAACGTACGATCGAACTGCGCTAAGCCCGTCAGCGAGGCGGCAGGGATACGCAGCAACATCGGCCCACCGAAATTCTCGTTCTGGATATTGACGGCGGGCACGACGACAACCTTGCGCGTGTCGGCGCATGCTTTGCTGTTAGTGCTTACGCCATCGTTGGAACGCTTGGAGCCGAAGGCGTTCCAGGGACACGTGCGGCAATCCACAGCTTGTGGCTGCTTGCCGGCAGGCGCGACCGGATGAATACCGTCCTCGCTGGAGCAGTCAGGTGCTTCATTGGAGCCTTCCTGGTAACCGTTCTGGTAATAGGTCTTGGACAGCTCTTTTTTGGCATCGACCAGAATAACGTCGAAGTACTGCAACGGTTGGTTGGTTTGCGGGTCGACGATCATGGTTTCCTGACCGCCGTACTTAATACGGAACACCTTGCCTTTGTACGACACGTTGGCGAACTGAACACCGACGCCTTGCGACAAGGCCGAGTCTTGCACGTTGTAACCCATGGCCTGCAGCCGGTGTTGGATCGAGGCGGGCATGGCCATTTGCTGCATTGCAGGACTGATAGGGACGAGTTGGTTGGACATGGATTATCTCCGTTAAGAGAGGCGTTGAGGTTACTTCCGAAACTGCACGACAACTTCGCTGTAGACGGCAATACCGGGCGGGAGCGCATTGAACTGCTCGTAGTAGTCCCGCACCGGTTCCTGACGGATGTTTTTGATCAACATGTCCGAGCGGTTATTGTTTTCTACCCAAGTAAAAAACTCGTCACCATCGCCCACACTATAGCGCGTGACCGTCTTTTTGAAAGCCGTCCCTTCGGGTGTTTTGAAGCTCGTCATGTTACCGGCATCCAGGCGAGCCTTGACTTTCTGTTCGATCTCGTCCATGCGCCGGTCGAACTGTGCTTCCATTTCTTCTTTGTGCTTGGCTTCGCGACGCTTTTTCTCGTCACGCAATTTGATGTACTGCTCGATCAGTTCGGCTTCGGTGTAGCCGCTGTCAGGGTCATTAGGAATCACAGCGGGTGCAGACGGTACAAGCGAAGGCATCTGCGCAGTGGCAGCCGTCGACGGAATGACAGGCGCTAAGGTAGGCGCGCTAAGCGGTACCTGTGTCACGCTTGCCGGCGGCGGACTCGCGAGCTGCTGCATCACAGAACCACCGGGGAAGCTCGTCGATGATGGTTGTGCACAGGGCGCCCCGGACGAAGTGTTCAAAGGTGGCTGGATCGACGACCCATTCTGTGGCGTCGTCGCCATGAGCGAAGGCATACTGGTTGGCGAGGGCGTTGCTACGGGTGCTGGTAACGGGTTGAGTAGGTTGGGCATGGTCATGGTAGTTCTCCGGAAGGGTTTGTATGAGAGGCTCACCGTCTAAAAAGTAAAGGAGTCCGTCTTTTAAAAAAGGCGCGATAGCCTGATCGAAAAATTTATGTAATAAATTTTTGCTCCAGGGTTTACCTAATATATGTTTAGTCATGAAATCACCGGTTCGCCATTAATTTCGTAAACAAACGGACCGCTGTGAAGGTAATCCGCGCTACGCTGTGCAAGAGCCATTTGTATACTTTCGTGTGGCAAACCGCCTGCTTTTACAATGTCGAACGCTAAAAGCAGAGTGGACGGCAACTCGCTACGAAAAGTATCATCGTCCGATATCCAATAGTTACCCATGCGCATCATAAGATCACCGGTTCGCCATCGAGCACATAAGCTGTGTTATTTATATTTTCGAAATACAACAAACTAAACTCAATACTAGAAATTTTCGATGTTCCAAGTTTCTTTACACGTTCGGTTAAACGCCTTGAATGGTACTTGCTTCTATCAACCATAAACGACGTGATCGTATTACCGTCGTAACTCGATGCCTGCCACACGTCATTGTATATGTTGTAGTCCAGGCTACATCTCATAACACTTCCCCCAGCTGCTGGCTTTTGACCATCGACAGCAACAGTCCAGCCGTGTCAATGCGCTGCTCCAGCTGTCGGTACCGCTGCACCTCGAACGTCGTGGCTACGATGTGCGCGATATACTGCTTGCGCTTCTGACCCGGACGCGTGATGCGCGCATTGGCCTGCTCGTAGATCTCCACCGAGGGCGGTACACCCCACCACGCGATCACGCTTGCACTGGTCAACGTGAGGCCGTGCGACATGCATGCTGGATGTGCGACAAGGATGCGTAATGAGTCGTCTTCCTGCATGCGCCGGAAAATTTCGTCACGTTGCCCAACGGGCGTGTCGCCCGATACCAACTCGGCATTCCAACCCTTACTGGTCAGGTGATCTTTGATCATGCGCAGGGAATGCTTATACGGTGCGAAGATGATCAACTTCGATACAAGAGCCGTGGCTTCAACGATTTCGTCCAGCACGTTTAGTCGAGGCGCACAGTCGAGGTACTGCACCGAGCCGTCTGCCTTGTACACGCAGCCCGTCACGACCTGCATCATCTTGTTGATCTTGTCGGCTTCGTTCTGGACGGTGATCTGTCCAGCGTTGAGCTGTGCGTGGAACTCGCGTTTGAGTTCCTCGAACAGCTTCTTTTGCTCGATGGACAACTTGCACTCGTAGTCCACGTACTGTACCGGCGGAAGATCGATACACTGGTCTCGCGTAAAGCGAATCGCCGGCTGCATGTATCGAAAAACCGTCTCCGTCGCATCATGCCGAGGAAGGTACTTGAAGTTGGTGATGCGACGCATGGTGAGGTCACGGAACCGCGAGTACGACACATGGTCTAGCTGGCGCGGCGTCATTGCTGCAATCTGGCCGTAGGCATCCGTAGGGGCTTGCGGTGTCGCCAAACCCGTCATGCCCACAAGCCGTTTGATCTGCGGTTTGCGGAACAACGCATTGGCTGCCTTCCAACGATCGGTGCCTTTTTTCTTGATGGCCGTCAGCTCGTCGTATACCACCATGTCGATGTCCGTACGTGCGAGCAGTTCCGGCAGCACAATGGCCAGTCCATCATGGTTGATGATGTACACCTCCGCATCCTCGGCAAGTAGCTTCATGCGTTTGTCGGCAGACCCATGCAGCACTCGCCAGCGCATGCCATGGAACGTTTGCAGCACTTCCTGAGCCCACGTGCGTCGCAACGTCGAGAGGGGCGCGACCACGAGCAGCTTGTTCACCACACCATGCTGTCGTAGGTAGTCGTAGGCGAACAGCGCAGCGCGCGTCTTGCCGGTACCGAGGTCATTGAGCACGTAGGACGTGTCGTTGACCGAGATCATTGCTGCCGTCCACTTCTGTGCGTCGAACGGCTGGAACCCGTTGACGATCGGCCACTGGTACTCGGTCATGATCGGAGGCTGGATGTCGTACCCCAGGTTACGCAGCATTTTGTATTCGTCGAGCTTATGGGGCACGACGGTCCACTCTTTCCCTTCATGCACGATTTTTTTCGCATGGGGAATGAGGGTTGCCACGCGCGGATCATCCGGAACGATCAGGTTTCCGCGATATAGAGTTGGCTGCGGCATCGCAAGAGTATCCAGTCAACGAACAGTTGCAGGGTTTCGTCAGAGTCAATGACTACGGCCGCGATGTGCGCTTGTCGCATTTCGCGGAGTGTTCTGGCTTGCCTTTCCCGGAGTTTGCCTTTGCCATCGAAGCGCTTCACTTCAATGGCAAACGGTATCCCCCATTGATATTCCGGCAAGCCGATCGTACCGGTGATATCTAACGTCGGCGAGCTATAAGACTCGCCTGCGTGTGTTTCATAGTAAAGCTCTGCGCCGATCCTATTGCAAGCGTCTTTAACCGCTTTGATGATCTTTATCTTGGCTTTGGCTTCCGGTGTGTTGGCCATTTCGCTTTTGCGCCTCTTGCCAGGTCTCCCACGCGATCTGAGTCGATACGGCAAAGTACCGACCGTTGCGGTCACGCCCCATAGCAACGTACACGCTCTCTCGTTCCCATCGGGCGCGGTAATACGTCTCAAAGCGCACCTGATCAGGTGTGCGCTCAGGAGCGTCTCTATGCGTCATGATTTTTCACCGAGCGCAGCTTCGAATGCGGCGCGCATGCCAAGCCGATCACGCTTATCCCAATCTGGCACCCAATCGGTATGTGGATTGATGGCTTTCCAACGGGCAGTGAGCATTGCATTCAACATCTCATCCGTCACCTCCACGCGGGGAGGGGATAAAGCTGCGACCGCTGCATCACGTTCACGCACGAGAGTTTCGATTACCTGTCGCACGGTAAGACCTGCGTCATCAACGGATGTTTCGCGCTCGTGCTGCGTGGCTAAGTGGGCGTCGAAAAGCTTGCGTATGTGATTTTCAGCCACCGGCAAATTTGATCCGTTACACGAAACGTTTGCCAACCATTGCAAGCAAATATCGCGTAACTCATCCAACGTCATCGCCTTATTCGTCGTGTCAGTCATAGCGGCAAACTCCTAAGCAACCGACCGGTCACCGTCACGACCGACTTGTTACCTTCCTCATCCTCCATGACTAGATCGACAGTCGGGTTATTTCCCACCGTACCAGTTTTCACTACCACGACTCTCGTGATGTTGACGGGCTTATATTCGGGCCGCTTGTAAACAAACCCTTTATCAGCAGCGTCGGTAGCGTCCTCGCAAAGGACAACATTGAGGTGTTGCATGATTCCAAACATAAGTCACTCCGGTTCGCGTTGTGCACGCTCACGTGCCAGTCGTTCATCCATGGTGTTGTGCTCGCATGACTTGACCGGACACCAACCGCATAGCGGGCCTGTCATCTTGGGCCAACTGTTTCTGAGCTTGGCATCGGCCAGTCGGTTGACGTGCGGAAGAAATGCGTTCCAGATACGCGGCTCATCCGACCGCACAAAATAATCTTTCTCCAGCTTGTCGTGCATGGCGAAGTAGTAAGCCGTGCTGACACTCTGAACCTGCGGATGATGGCGGAAAAGCAGCGCGGCATTGAGCGCGTTCTGACCGCCGTAAGGATCTTGGTCTTTCTTCGGTTTGCCAAACTTGTAGTCCCACTGCCACGCTCGCTCGCCATTGACCAGCTGCCAGTCAACTTTGCTGCGCACCCAGGCGCGATCCCAATCGTTCCACGCACAAGGCTGGTAATTCGCATCGAGCGTCAGACTGACTTCCGTGCTCATCTGACCTGGCTGTCGCTTCAACTTGTCGAGCACAGGCGCAAAGCGCTGTAGGTTTATGGGCAACGACTTGCCCTTGGCAACATACAGCTCGAACTCTTTGTGATAATCCTCACCGCGCACGTTGTCGGCGCTGGCGTCGCCGACGGCTTTCTGCACATGCACCATGTAGTACTTGTAAGCGCATGAGCGGAAATCATTCAGACGGCTGAACGACCAAGAAATAATAGGACGAGACATAGAAATCCCTAGAATGGCGCGTCGACGACGGCACGACGCTGCTGGCTGGTGTGACGACCTTGCCTGAGCTGGTCGTGGACGTTGTCTTTCTGCGTACCAAGATGCAGATGCTTAGGATTGCAACAGCGCGTGTTGTCACAGCGATGGCGAACGACTAATCCTTCCGCGATGTCGCCATTAAACGCCATGTACATGATGCGATGTGTGCGTTCAACGACGACACGACCCTTAAAGCGACGGCACACAATAAGGCCGTAACTCCGAAAGTCGATCGCACCCATGAACAGCCAACACCCGTTGGCGTCCTCGACCACCTTGTCCAGGATACGATCAACGATGTTGCGCGCCATAGCTACGCTCCTACCGCCGCGATATACGTCCTCAGCGCATCCGCCAGATGGATTTCCGGATCATCGACAACACCGTCGACGATCTGTGTCTTGACGATGTCTTCTACAAGCTCTGAAACACGGCGTTTAAAGGCTTCGCGTACGATCTTTATCAGCGCGCGTTGGGCGTCGTCTCGGGACACAAACGATGCCATGGGGACAGAAATCACAACAGATGACAGCGGCTCGTCAGGGTCTTGCAACGGAATATAGAATTCTTCGATTGAAGGCTTTCCATTATCGCTGTCGAAATAAACGAAATAACGTGTCTCGAACTTCGCGTTGGGAAACTGCGATTTATCGACACCGTAATTATGTTTTCCCGTCTTAACGGGAAACATAGTTTGTGTAAACTGACCCGATATACTCGATTGACTTAGTCCGAAATTTGACTGCCCTACCGTCATATTCAGCCGCCGTTGCGATTCATCGATGCGGGCGGTTGACATCATATTAGCGTTCAGTTGATCTAGCGCTTCGGTCAAAAGATCAGAAGTCATTTTGCGTCTCCGTAGCAGTCGCCGATCTTACCTTCGGCTTTGAGAGGTAAACCAGCTAACACAAGTGGATGGCTCACCATGCATTGGTTAGCCAGCTGATTGGCTGCATCAAGGTCAGTCGTTTCGGGAACGATATAAATCGCTTCGTCGTGCACACTGCCGGCCACCCAAAAGTGCTGCCGTAAGTTGAGGATACCGTCACGCATCACGCCACGCGCAATGCGCTGGCAGATATTCTCAAACAGCAGCCCTCCGTAGATCCATTTGGCGCGAGCACGACGCGTCTTGCTGTCGTATTTGTCGTACACCCAGCCTGACTTGCCCGTTTCCTCGCTGGTGTAGTAGCGCAGATTCGGATAACGCAGCCACATGCCATCCGGCATCTGCAGCATGCCGTTGACGATCGGCATATTGAACAGCGTGCCACAGCCTCCCTGTGCCATGATGACCAGCGCGTCCTCGCAGGCACGCCATGCTTTCACCACGCAGTGCATCTTGCGCCGATAGCCTTGCACGCAACGCAGTCCAAACTCTTCGGACTCATCGGCAAGCACAAGACCTTCCTTGCGCGCCGCAACCTGCAGCATCCGCGTAAACTTCGGACCTCCTACACCGTACTGGCACGACAGACATTCGACCTTTCCAACGAAGCGTTCCATCGGGTGCGTGTCTTTGTGAACCTTATAGCCGTACGTCTCAGACGCCATGTCGGCATACAGATCGACACCATGGCGCAGCATCTCCAAGGCATCTTGCTGGCCAGCTAGCCAGAGCGCGACGCGCATCTCGATCTGGCTCAAGTCGATCACGCCGATCTTGTACCCTGGCGGCGGCTCGATGGCGTCACGCAGCGGAGAGCGGCCGTTCTTGGGTGGCCGGGGCAGGTTCTGCAGGTTGATCTTCTGCCCCAGGGCAGCCTGCCAGCGGTCCGTGGGGAGCGCCGCCGCATAGCCCAAGGGGTACGGCAGGGGTCCACGCTTGGCGATCCCGCAGAACGCTTCCAGGCGCGTTTCCACCTGGGATGTCTTGGCGCCGAGACGTGCTTCGACCAACGTGACGACGTCCGGATCGTCGTGCTCCAGGAGGTCGAGAAATGCGACATCAGTCTTGGCGAAAGCCCATAGTTCCTTGGGCGACCCGTCGGGGTTTTTCTGCTTGGGACTTTCCTTGGTCGGCGGATCAACACCCAGGTTGCGTAGCAGATCGGCCATCACGGCGTCCGAGCGGATGCCGTCCAACGTCACACCCAGGCGGTTGAGCAGTGATCCGCGTTCCGCGCGGAATTTGTCCAGCTCTGATTGTGCAAGGGTGGCATTGATGCGAAGCGTAGGGCGCGCAAAGATCTGGCATGTCCAGTCGATCGCCATCAGCTCAGTCGTAGGGAAAAATGGCTTCATGCGCTTGAAGCTTTCGTAGCACAGAAAGCTATCGTGCGCGCAATATTCGCCGTAATCCTTGAGCATCTGTGCGGTGAATTGCTCGCGACGCAAACCGTTGGCGTCCTCGACGTAGCCGCCTTTCTCAGGCAAGCCGAAGAACTCAGCCATCGATTTCAGCGAGCAACTGCGCTCGATACCATATAGCTTGCGAAACATGGCAAACGTGTCGCACATGAATTTCGGGTAGATGCCGAAGCGCCACGCCAAGATGGCCATGTCGAATAGTGCGTTGTGCGAGCACACCGGCTGGTCCCAGTTGTACTGCTTGAGCTGCTCGTATATCTCGATTTCGTGGCCCGTGATCACGACCGCTGGCGCTTCGTCCTGCTTGACGCTCACCATGATCGGCTGGAAACGCGGATCACGTATGTATTCCTCATACGTCATGCACTTGAGAGAATAATTGGCCTTGTCGTAGTAGGTTTCCCAGTCGAGCGTGATCATTTAGGACCACCTACTTCGACGCACAAATGATCGACCAAAATAACCCAGTGGCCGGTGCCGAATTTGTATCGTTCGGCAAGCATGGCAGCATCCGCAGCGCACGCTTCTTTCGTAGCAAAACCAGGGATGGTGGCAACGCTCAGTGAGCTTGATAGGCCACCGTTCGCGAAAACCATAAACAATGTCCAAGTAATCATGCTTTTCGCTCTAGCTGTACAAGCCACGCTTCGCCGAACTCACGTGCGTCAGCATGCGCATGATTGACGGACGTAGCTAAATCTGTGAAACGGTTAGTGGTTTCAAACTCAACGGCCGCGACGCAGCCATCATCTATCGTGGCGTCGTCTGCGTAAGCGAACACGTCGAACTTATAGATCCGTTCTGGCGACACGGCAGGACCAGTGCTGGACGCACTGCGCAGGCACGGCAAGATTTTCATGAGAGGCGTTCCTTGTGAGTCGGTAGGGTTACCGTCCGGTAACCCTACCGTGGTGCAGTCTCAACCCTTGACACGCTTGAGCTTAGGGTTGGCCTTTTTAGCTTTCGCTGATGCATTGCGGCTACCGGACGCAAGGATCGCTCTCGCGTTATTCATCGAGATGCCTTCCCGCTCAGCGATCTTCGCGGCAACATTCTTGAAACCGCCTTTCTTACCGGCCACGGCTGCTGCCCTTCCGGCTCATGTTGTTCTTGCCTACACGAACCTGCGGGGCTTTCTTGCCACCACCGCTGGACTTCGTACCGTTCATGACCGTCTTGGCACCGGGGGCGGCATAGGCCGTTCCCACGCATACCTGCGGTCCACCACCTGACTTCTGTGCCATGTTACCCACCTCGCTGTTGACTACTGCTTGACTCGATTGGCGTGCGCGCTGATCACGCGCTTGTTGGACGGTCGGTTGTTCATCGGATTGCCGTCGCGATGATCAATATGCTTGCCGTCACCCTTGTGCACGCGACCCTGCCGCTCGGCTTCGCGACGCGCCTTGTTGCGCGACGCGCGTTCTTTCTTCATGCGCGGTGACGCGTGGTACTTCTGGTAATCCCCCGGTTTGTACCCCATGGCTCAGGACCGCTTCGGGTTGAACGCGCTACCGACAGCCTTGGCGTTCTCAACCTTCGAGACGTCATGCGGCTTGGCATCGCTGCCCGTGGTGTAGGTGGGACGGAACTGGTTTACTTGCTCGCGCATCTTGTTGTCGACGTCATCGTCGTATTTCGTGATGGGCGTCGGTGCGCGGTTGATCGGCGTACCGGTCTTGCTGCCTTTGAGCTGCTCGGCCATGGCGTGGCTCCGTCAAGAGGATGTCCACGCCAAGTGTACAGCGCGTTCACTACGGATGCGCAACGGCAATGACCGCAATTTTTTCCTGCTTGGTCTCGGTCTCCGACACCGGGAAGTCGCCTTTCTGAACGGGCTTCACGGGGTGCGGCGGAGGTTGGCTGATCACGGCAGACGGCGAGAATGCCTTTGCGCTTTCACGACCCCCGACAAGACCGAGTACCTTGCAGTTGTCCATGTCGGTCTCATCCAGCTCCGCTGCGGCGCGGCACGCCTGTTCATCGGCCATGGCCATCAGCGCTTCGGCCCGGGCCGATTGACCGTTCGCCGCGCGCACACCAGCCGCCGCATAGAACGTCGCGGCATTCTGGCGGTAGTTACAGGCGCGGGATTCCTTTGGCGCAGCGATGCCCACCGACGCGCGCAGGCCAGACAGGCCACCCTGCATCGTGTTGGCGCAGTTGTTGTTGCTGAACCCTGCCGACGCGCCGCCCAGGCTTACCCCCGGGTTGGACAGGATGCGCGCGGTACCGGTGTAGTGCGCGGCGCCTTCGGCGGTGGAATTTGTGTCAAGTGTCAGGCTGTTGCCGGTGTTGCCCGTGACGCTGGCCTGTTGCTGGCTGGTCGCCGAGCTCCCCGACTGCGACTGGGCGGTGGTTTGCGCGTGCGCGCTGAACGCGAATGCGATCAGCATCACGCTGATGATAAGCCGCTTCATGGTAAATCCCCTTGTGACGTTGAGAGTGGTGCGGGCTTTTGGATGGCTACCAGGGCAGGGGGTCCTAGGTATCCGGGCAGAGCCCTACAACTGCCAGCTGCTCAGGGGGCTGAGCGATGCCGTTTAGAAGTGGAAACTGAGACCGCCGGATGCGTTCAGGTAAGCGCCGCCAGCCGCCGCACCGGCATTGCTGCCTGCGAGGCCCTGCGTGCCGCCTACGGCGTTACCGAAGGTGAAGCCGACCGACTTGTTGGTCGACGTGGTGCCGGACGTGGTCGTGACGCTGGTACCGTGCTGGCCGGCGTTGGAGCTGGCGGACGCCTGACCGGCCGTGAAGTTGGTGTTGGAGCCGAACGTAAAGCCGGTGTTCTGCACCTGACCGCCCGACTGGCTGGATGCGCTGGAGGTACTGCCCGCATAACCGCCGGACACGCCAGCACCGATCGAGCCGCCTGCCGATCCGCCGTTATGCGCCATCGCGGCAGCTGAGATGAACAACAAACTAGACAGCACAAATGATGCGAATTTCATGGTTGTTTCTCCTGGCGCTTTGAGAGGAAGACATCCACCCCTGCGCCGTTGGCGCGGATGTCATGGAATCGAACTGTGAGGGGCGCGTCGAATTATCGTCAACGGGGCATGTAGAACGTCGACGGCGGATGTACTTCGCCTGGCGTGAGACGCGGCGTGTCGTCCCGGGGCGCCATGGCCATCTCGGCATCAGACGCTTGTTGAATACTTGTCAAGTAGTCGAGGTAAGCCTCGACACCACCACGCTCACGGATCTCGCGCAGCAAGTCGTAGATCGTTGTCGCTGTGACGTTCAGGTCATGCGCAAGGGCAGCGACCCCGTCAGGCTCCGCAGCGCGCGCGACAAGACCAGGGATAGCATCGCGCGGTACCCACGACGGACCGACATGTGTCTGACGAGGATAGGTCATCGTGTAGCTGCGACACCCCGGCTGACCGCAGGACTTGATACGGCCTGCACTGAGGTTGGTACGCAGCACCCACTTCGTGGTACCGCACTCGCAACGCACCAACGCATGATTGCCGCCAAGGTCACTGACCACTGTCAGTTTGCCGTAGGTGGGTTTCAGAACAAGACGTGGACGACTCATAAATACCTACCCGTTAATGTGTAGCAATAGACATAATGCCTTGGACGTCGCAGACCACGATAACAGCGGGTCCATCGGTCGATCGCTTTCTTCTTGCAAGCCGTATGGCCAGACGCGCGGCGCTCGCGTTTTCAGGCCGCGACAAGATGCCCCATATCTCATCGGCGTATGTCCCATCGGGTTTTACACTCATCAATAACCAGACATCTGGATCAGTAGATGCTCCACGAGCCGACAGCCATTTGACCAGCTCAGTACCCCAGTGAAGCAATATCTCACGCGAAATCGCAATATGTGCCGTGCCATGCACTAGCAATTTTGAAGTCTGCCAATCGGAATTATCCAGGCTGAGTACGACGTCTCCAAAAAACTCAGCATCCGCGACTAGTGTATGCGTAATGTGCCATCTATTTACTATTTCCAATGAGCCCTTTCCAGCAAGGAACGCATCCCAATCGCTTCGTGCAAGCGATGGGTCCTTGAATATAATCTTGGTACCCGGCGCTACTGTGCGTCTAGAATTAAAGTCATCCATTGGATCATGGTCTCGCGTCGACGTTGCAATACATCAAAAGTAGCTCGGCCTAACACTTGTTCGAGTTGTCTGTCGCTGATCAGTTGCCAAACTTGAGGGTCAGGGTTGATACCTGCTTTTTCGAAACTGGCGATCATGGCAGCAGCGAGTGTCGCTATGACCTGGTCCTGTTCGTCAATAGGCTGGTTCATCGAAAGCATGGCATACGTTGTACGCACCTCACAAAGTTCTACTTCAAGTTCAAGATCAACATTCCGATAGCGAAAGCTGGCAACGTAAGGCTTTACAGACCGAGCGATTGCATGCGTCGTAAGACCTCGTCTGCCGCTGTCTTGGTCGTGCTCGCCGCTTGAATGCTGCTGCGCAAGTCGTTCGCGTCGTAGTGACATAGCCGTGCCTCGATGTCGTGAGCCAATGCAGCCAACTCGCCGTTGTTGAAAATATTGAGCCCTTTCATCAGCCGCAGCGTTCCACGCACGTTTTCCACCATCGTGTAGGTGAACTGCTTGTTCTTACCCTCCGGCGTCAGTTGCAGGCGCTCGCTCATCCGCTCAATGTCGGCACGCAGTTGGGCAAACGCGCCGCGTTGCGCTTCGGCGAACTGATCCTTCACCTGCTCCGCATACTGCTCATTGAGCACGCGTATCTGCTCCGGACTAAGCCCGGTACGGACATCGTCATAGCCAGCGGGTACCGGCGACAGGGACGTGCGCATGCCGAACTTGCCGCGCACCTGCTCAGCGCTCGGGTAGTCTTCTGGCTTACCCATGCCACCGAGCGCCGTCAGCGACTGCTGCATCAGCACCGGGTATTCCCGGATGAATGCATCGACAGCGACATTGAACCGCTGTTCGATCACGCCCAGCTCGCCGAGCAACGTGAACAGTTCCAAGTTCGACACCAGCCGGTTGCCGGCGTCGTCCCAGGGCAGTGTGCTTTTATCGACAAGGTCACGTGCTTCGCGCGCAATGCGACTGATTGCCTTGAGCTGATCATCGGCGCTGGCCATCAGATACTTGTTGACACGGCTGGCGTTGCTTGCCGCTTCCTCTTCATCGTTGAGCTTGCGCGTGACTTCTTTGTCGAGCTTGCGCGCCGACCATATCGAGATGGTCAGATAGATCAACTGGCTGGAATGGTGTAAGTCACTCATGGTGTGTTGTCCTCGAATTGGGTGGTTACCGGCCGGTAACTGTATTAAATAGCTCAGCAGATCTTGATGGTCTTGCCGTAGGGCGCTTTCACATCGCTCGTGATCGCCCACACCACAGGTAGTTTCGGAGCATTGCCGAACGGCGTGTAACCATCCGTCAGCACAGCGATCGACTCGCACTTATCACGGAGCGCTGCTTTGATTCCCGTAGGCATGTCGGTACCGCCGCCACCTGGGATCGACCCTTTCAGAATTTGTTTGAGCTGCTGACCGTTCTTGATCGTATCGACGCGGTGTACTTCGGCATCTGTCCAGTACACCTTGATCTCTTTCGGTTTCGCATCCGTCAGGATCGCCGCCATGTGTCCGCCAAACAACGCGATCAGCTCGTCGCCGATCGATCCCGAGGTGTCGACCACCACACCTACCCGGTTCGTGGCGAACCCCGTGCGTCCCGGCATGATCACGCCGCGCGGCAGCATGTGCCGATTGAGCCGGCGCCACGTCGACCGCTCATTGCCACGGAACGCTTCGAGCATCGCTGTGCGCAGCATCGCCCATGGCGAATGTCGTGGCTTGACCACCTCTTGGATGATGCGGTCCATGCCGACCGGCAGCGATCCCATTGCCTTGGCCGTGTTCGCGGCTGCCTGGACGTCGGCCGGCGTAATGCCCGTGTTACCCGCTGCCTGGGATGCACCCTGGCTAATGTGGGTATCCTGTCCGCTCTGACCGGCCTTGTTCGGCTGGTTGTTATTGCGAGGACGATCCGGCAGCGCTGCATAAATCTCGGCCGGCGTCATCGTGTGCGGGTACGCTGGGTCCCAGTACCAGTTCGGACTGAGTGCGCCAATCTGATTCTGCTTGATCACATCGTTGACGACGTAGTCGCACGCTTCGTTGTATTTCTCCTGATTGAACGCTTTGCCGTCAGGTCCGATCATCGATTGCCGGTACATGTCGATGTCGACCATGTGAGCCATGACCGCATGCAGTACTTCGTGCGTAATGGCGGCAATCCCTTCGTCATCCGACAACGACGCAAAAAAGGCTTCGTTGTAGAACAACGTGTCATGCGAGACGGCAAGCGTCTTGATCACCTGATCGGTAGCCGGGCGTTTCTCTAGATTGAGCTTGGTGAGCAGCTGTCCGAAGAACGGCTGTCCGAGCAGGATAGCGGTGTACGCATCGTCAAAGATAGCCATGATTTTCTAACTCCCGATAGAGATGTTCGACTTCGATGTTTCGGGGAATGTTACGTACACGCAAAAATTCCGTCGTCGCACGCACGTAGCCTTCCCAACGTCTTATCCATGCAGTAACGCGTTGATCGCTCAGCTCGTGGTGACCAGCCGCAAACCACTGGTACATAGCGCAATGCAACACTGCATACTGCAAGGCTCGCGAAACATCCTTGCGTTCAAGGAAGGCCATACAGCCTTCCCAATCTTTCGGATCAGGATGATCCATGGCCATGAGAAATCCTCCGATCGCGTAACCAACGGCGCCACTTAGGCGTCGCCCAGTATGGCGTTGCGTAACGGACACCGCTGTAACGTGCCGCCCAGTAGCGTTTCGTGCAGATGCCGTACACGCCGTGCCGGTCACGCCACAGCTTTTTCAACTGCTGTTTCCACACGTAGATGTACTGTGCCAGTTTCATAGCACGCGCCTCACGCCGACCGTACGCGAATATGACGGCTCAGCTTCTGCACCAGGGTCTTGTTATTCTTGATCCACTCGCCCACGCCCTTGGCGTGCGACAAGGACACGTCTCGGCGCAGCATCGCTGCCAACCCCACTACGGCGAAGTTGCCGTCGAAGCGCGTGATGTACTTGACCGCCTGCTCGGCGTCGTTCTTGGTCACGCGCATCGCCGTCATCATCAACGCGGCGTAGCACTCGTCCGGCTTCTTGGGTACCAGTACCTTTTCCGGATCGGCAATAATCTGCTCGTACGATGGCAAGTTCGTCGCCATGTTCACCACCGCGACAAGCTCAGCGGCAGCGCCCGTGCCGATGAAACCTGCGATCACCGCGTGACCTTTCTTGTCGCTCACCATGCCGGGCAGATGGCCGGGCCAACGCGCTGCCACGTCCGACAGCGCATGCACTGAGCGCGGCGTGCAGTACGGCTTGTCGTTCACCGATAGATCCGGCTCGCTGAAAATCGTCCCAGGACGAATCTTCGCGAACGCCATCAGTTCCGGCTGGATGCCTGCCGCTGCCGCCCAGTCCAGCCAATCGTCCACTTCGGGCGCCTGGACCTCGATGATCGACAGACGATTGATCACGTGGCTCAGCATGTCGTTGGCTCCCGCGTTGTCGCTCGTGCGGTTGCCAGCGCACACCACCATCCATCCGGACGGGAGCTGGTACTCGCCGATGCGTCCGTCGAGCAAGAGCGGCGCCACGGCTTTCTGCATTTCCGGCGTGGCCTGCCCGAACTCGTCCAGGAACAAAATGCCGCGAGGCGAGCGGTCCACCAGATGGGCGAACGGCGGACGCGTGAAACGCGCCTGGCCATCAGCGGTCGGGATCAGGTAACCACGCACGTCCACCTCGGACATCGTCGCGAGATGCTGCTCCACCACAGCGACCTCCGAATAGGGGTCATTGATCGACCGAAGCCAGTCACCGATGTCCTTCGATGCGGCATGGACAAGATCCGTCTTGCCGATGCCGGGTGCACCCGTGAAGTACGGTGTGCGCTTGGTGCCATAGAACGCCATCAGGATGGCGGGAATGTCCGTGGCGCGGATCGTCATTTTCGTCGATGCAGTGCTCATGAGAGGTGTCCTTTCGTTACCGTCCGGTAACCGATAATGTTGAAGTGACATGGAGATACCGCACGTATCTCCATGATTATTATATTAAAATAAATTACATTTTATGTCAAGCCGAAGCGGCTCAGCCAGAACTTAGGCGTGGCGTAGCCACTCGCGACGGTGACTGTGAAGTCTTTACCGTCGACCATCTCGCAGCGGCAACCCAGGTGCAGCCGCTCCAACTCCTGGAGCAGCTGCGCGTAGCGGTCCTGGTCCTGCGTGCTCAGCCGCTCGAAATCGGAGAGCTGGGCAGCGCGCGCCATCAGTTCTCTCCGCCGTCGGCGTACAGCCACTTCTCGAACGCCATCATGGTCTGGCCACCTGGCGTCTGGCTGGCGTTGTAGCGCAGGTGCTCGATGTGCCACAGCAAGTAACCCACGGAGCAGTTCTTGTCGGGCACGCTGGATAGCGCGGTGTGCAGCAGCAGCAGCGCGGCCGTGTAGAGCCGGTGGCGCTGCACGCTGCCTTTGCCCTTGCCGACCACGTCGCTGGCCGGTGCGGCGAACAGGTGCGGCATCAGCGCCATCAGGTCGCGGATCTGGCGCGGGCTCGGACTGGTCGGCGGCGAGCCTTCCGGATCTTTGTCGAACACGCTGGTGCCTTTGCTGGCGGTCATGAAGGGCTGCGGCAGGCCGAACTGACCCGCACCGGCAAGCGCCGGCACGGGACTGGGGGACGGTTGCGGTTGCACGGGCATCGCGACCTCCTGGGCGATGTCCTGCACCAACGTCTGTGCCGGGCTCAGCGGCTGGCGCGGCGTGTCACGCGCAGCGTCGATCTGCTGCGCAGCCTCGGCCGTCATGGTCACCGTGGCACCGCTCGGCATCGGACGCGTCACCAGCGCCGGCTCAGTGGTTCCCAGCAGCTCACCCTCCAGGACCTCCGGGTCAGGCTGTAGCTGCAGCGTAGCGGGCGCAGGCGGCGTGCTGGCGACCGGGACAGGCTGAGGGTAGGGATCGGGTGCCGGCGCAGGTGCAGGCGCGGCTGCGCGGTAGGTAGGCTCAACCTGTTCCAACGGCTCCCACACCGTACCGATCGCCACGAACAAACTGGGCGGCAACGGCGCCGAGGCTTTCTCGCACAGGTCCACGAGCAGCTGCGCCATGACGTGGGGATGGGCCAGCCGTTGCCAGTCTTGCTGCTGGAAATAGGGCGTCGCTTTCAGCTCGTCGAACGAGAGGTTCGGGGCCGGGTTGTTGACGTAGAAATCAGCCGGGTTGGCACCGTGCGACTGCACGACACCGCGCAGGAATTCGATCTGCTCCGGCGTGCCGGTCAAGAACGCAAGCAGCGCACTGACGGCGTCGTGGTTGACGTTAAGTTTGATCACGATGGGTCTCCTGTTCCTTTTCAAACGCGTTGGCGAGAACGGTGGCCAGCGTGAGCAGCTCGCGCACCTGTTTGTCGTTGGCGATAGCTTGCGCTAAGGCCGTGTGGGAAAAACCTTTAGTTAGTCGAAGCCACGATTGCGTAATCTCCGCGACTTTGTTTTCCGTCTCTTGAGCATCGGTTGCCATGCGATCGAGCACTTGTTTACGGCGCGCTTCGCGTTGGATCGTCGCTTCAAGATCCGGGTTTTCAGCGCGACCTACGGACAGGTCGTAATCGTATCGGCTTGGTTGGTTCGGTTCGTGCGTCATCGTCAGTCCATCCTCATGGCTTGGTGCACGGCCTTGGCAAGATCGCGCGAAAGTTTCAACGCAGCGTCAACGTCAAGCAGGGCAGAGACGATGTCTCCGTCTTCGGTGTCGACATCCACGCGTACGATGTTGGGTGCGATGGCACATACCGCGTGCGTTGGCGTTGATGATAAGATCGGCGCAAGCCTGCGCTCGCTCATGTGCGCACCGGCACCACATGCACCGGTTCGTAACGCCCACCGGTTGGATCGGGATGGCCCGTCAGGCTATTGATGATCCACTCGGCTGCAGCCGAGCCGGAATCAAAAACACTCTCAATGTACTCGTCGTTGTCGTGGTCGTAGACCAGCCAGCATTCTTTGTCGACCGGCGCGATCTGATACTCGCGACGCTGGAAGTCGAGGAACATGTCATCTTTAGCGAGGTTGTACCAAGTTCCTGGCGTATCGAGCAACGCCCCATCAGCGGTATGGGTGACGCGGGCGCGAATGGCACGGCCTTTGGTTCTGGCTTCAAGGATGGCCAGCATGTGTTCGGTTTTGTTCATGAGAGGTATCTCGAATTGGTGGGTGATCTCAAGTTGCCGGCTGGGGTACACAGTGCCCACGTGATCCCAGCCGGCGCAGGTAAGATGGGCTTACCTGGTCTCCGCGAAGACAGTGTGAAGCTAGCGGTGAGGCATATCCAAGTCAAGGTCTTTGATAGCCCATAACTTTTTCCATGGGTCATACGTTGGTCCTAGTGGACCGCCGATAGGCAGCTGGTAGATGACAACGCCTTTGGCAACATGTCCATTGACATTACGAAATCGACTGAGTCCGAACAGGGATGCAGACGCCCCGTTCTTCCATCGTTGCCGTGCTGTGCATCGAAGATAGATACACCGCTTCACCGTACCAGGCTGCATAAATTCTGCCTGTAGCAAGCCAGCCAATACGCGCGTAACAAGTCCTTCCAGCTGCACCAGCTCGTCGCCAGTCACTCCCAGGCTCAACAGATGCATGCGCGCAGCCACGGTGAGAGTCCAATGCTTAGGAATCTGACGATGCACAGGGATGTTCTGCGTCTGACCTTGTAGAAGCATGTTCTTTCCTCGGCGTAATGCAGAGTACCTAACGACGCTCATAGTGATGCCAGTAAGGCCATGCGTCGTTCCATTCCTGCGTCAGGACATTGAACAACCACTCGCGTTCTATATATCCCCGGCTACCGGTCTCGTCGTATAAATAGAAAAGCGACAAAACCCCATTATCAGTCACGCGTGCCAGTAAAAAGGGCGAGTTATGCCAGTCCGTTATAGCCATGTACGACTGCATCGTGTGAATATTTTCGTCGCTGAAACCACGCGCCAATGCAGCAAACACGAATGCAGGTTCATCGTCACGCGATAAAGCTCTGGCCTGAGCACGGATATGAGCGCGACGGTTTAATGCGAGTGTGTAGTCCGTCACGCGATTGTGGACGCGTTCTTGAGAGTTCATCTCAGCCTCCGGTCAACCAATCCAGGCTGTAGATTTCGTACGACTTCTTGAGAGCCTCGATCAGGTCGTCAGACCACGGCGCAGGCACGATGCCGTTCTGGTCGATAATCACGATGCCCCGACGCTCGGGTAAAAATGTCATATCGTCATCGTACCCCGCCACAAAGATATGGCCGTCTGGCGTAAGCGCTACACCGTCATAGCGCCATTTGTTTGCTGTGGTGATCAACTTCTCCACCACTTCGGTAGGCGGCACCGTGTCCGTGTTTGCGATGATGTCCATCACCATCTGCGTCTCGGTGACGGTGATGCGCTGCGGGACCGGTGCCTTCGCCACTGTGGGGTCATTGGGTTGGAAAAGAACTGATCCGGACATGGTCACAACCTCGCGATGATCAACAAGAAAAAACCCACCAGGAATGCCACGCCGGTCAACGTGCTGTGCCGTTCTTCGCTGGACTCGCGACCGATCGCAAATGCCATCAGGCCGATGGCGATGACTGTCAGGACCATGGCACGACTCCATCATGAAAAAACCGCACGATGACCGCCGCTAACATCAGTGCTTCGACCAGCGCGATGGTCTTGTACCGTCGAAGCTGTGCACCATACGCGGAAATAAAGACAGCCGCCAAGTGATCGCCCTGTTGCATCGACACCCACCATTTCAGGTAGTTGCGTTTGTCCAGACGATCCAACACAAAAAAGGCGATCACAAACCACACAAAGAACATCAACATGAAATCGAGAATGATTTTATCGTTCATGGCACGCCTCGCACCCAGTAGGGTATCCACTTTTCCTTGAACTTGCCGGTGCTCGCCGAATGATCCAGCGCTTCGTTGATCAACGAACACAACCTCTCATCCGTGCATGTCTGCTCATCCAGCATGTCGAGGTTGATCGTGTAGTGGCGGTCGACGGCTTTGAGGAACTCGTACGTGCCGATCTGCATGACGGTTTTGTCAGGGATGTCACGCGGCGACGTTCCCTGGTTGAGCATCGTATGGCGAACGGTCGTGGTGTAACGTTCTGCAAGCCGTGTCAACGCCACGACGCGTTTGCCCTGGTTGATGAGGTCGGTGTAGTCAGTGGTTTTCATGCGTTGTCCTTCATGCGTTCTTCCCACGTGGGGTTTTCATCGACACAACTACTGTCATCACTCGCGCGGTTACCGTCACCGCTCGCGCGGTTACCGTCCGGTAACTCGTGCTGCTGGTCCAGCGCACGCTTGATCGACGGCAACGACTCACCCGGCGCTGCCGCCAGCTCGATACCCTTGTTGCGCAGGGTGTTCGTGATGTCGTCAATACGACGCTTATAGACCTCACGCAATTCATCCACGGTGATTTCATAATCACCATGCATGAGCGAAATCTCGACGAGCATTTCGTCGTTCGCGAGGTCCAACCGCGAGAAAGCCCTCTCGTCCTCTTCCAGCTGCGTCAGCAGGTCAATCACTTTCTGGCGGTCTTCCGCGCCGTACAGTTTTGCAGTCATGGTCATGTCCTCAACTTGGGTGTGTCACAACTAAGGCGCCAGACGGCCAAGCATATGCTCGCCGTCGGCATGCTCGCCTGTGTAATAGGCAATGATTTCAAAGGTGGCTTGCGCGATATCGTCGGGAAGGAAGTAGTGCATGTCGAGCGGATTTCTAGGACTGATCACACGTTGGATGGAGCACCCGGCGTTGAATGCGATCTGTCCAAGCATCACCGCATCCTCTTTGTCGAGGCACATGACGAAGCGCTTCATGTAGCCGCGTTTGTGCAGCTCAAAGAACTCCGCAATAAAACCATTCTTCGCCCACCTCGGTATCGCGCGCGTGACCATGTCAGTCGGCCTTACCGAGGATACGCGCCATCAAGACGCGCACGTGCTCCGGTGCCTCCGGTCCCATGTAGTCTGGCGTAGGATCGCGCAGTGCGTCGAGCTTCGCGTTGATGCGCACTGCGTAGGCACGACGATCCACCCCCAATTCCCCAATGACCGCATCCAGCAGCTCCACCACACAGGCAGGATGCACCGGCTTGGTCAGGTCGTGGCGTACCCACCACTGAGCTACCCCCGTCGTAAAGGGCTCGATCGTCTGGTCGCGCTGTGACATGGTCTTGAGCTGCTCAATAACATCATCTTGCGTGGCACGGATGTTCCGCAACTGCCGCAGGTCGTCGCGCAGTTTGATGTTTTCCTTCACGAGATGTTCGTTGTATTTGATGGCCGCGTCGCGTTGCTTGGTCAGTTCAACGATGTGATCACGCAACTTGGTCAATGATGCGAGCACGGTTTCGGCAATGCTGGGTTCGGTCTGGGCGGTCATGTGATGTCCCCTTAGTGGTTGTGTCGCGTACGCGAAAAAGCGTGGCAAAAATCGATGATAAGTTCGATCGGTTATGACGCGCGTCCCTTACCCAACCCGCGCACCAGCGCTATCACGCCGTCCTCGATTAGGCGATTGTTCCGCGTGACGTGCTCGATCTGTTCGTGAAGCTGGTTATAGTTCGTAGCTAGTTTCGTGTGCTGGTTGTTGAGTTCTTTCAGCTGTGTACGCGCTTGTTCCAATTCGATCCACAGACTATGAGCACGACTAGCCTGAAACTCACACGAACGTCTGAATTCATCTGTCTTAGCAGCCTGTGCGTCAAGTTCCATGTTCAATACGACCTGATCAGCTTCGGCCTTTGCGAGTTCGTTCTTGAGTTGCAGGATGCGCCGATTGGCAGCCATCAGGGACGTGAACGTATAGGGCTTACGTGGTTTATTCATGAGAGACATCCTCGACTTGGGTTAATGGGACGGATTGCAACGCCTGAGTTTCTGCAGGTACGTCAGGATCACGAACGGATGACCGTACCAATCCGCCGGCCAGCGCACGAACCACGTCTGACACCCGGCGTCCCAGTATAGGCGTGGCTTGATCGCTATGGCGGTGGTCATGAGCGCAGTATCGCGCGGCACAGCCATTGCCACAACGAGCGCGGCGGTCGGCTGGGACCATACACCGCACAGCAGCGCACGTGCTGGCGCGGGTTGATGCAGTGGAACGGATAATCGTTGCGAAGGTCTTGGCGGTTCATGGTTGTCCTAGTCGATAATGTAGTTGATGTACGAGCGCGTGTGTTTACCCATCTGCTCAGGCGACCTGAATTGGGAATAGAAGTCGTCTTGTTTAATCGTTGCTTCGGGAAATACAAGCGCCACCTGTACGGCATTGTCTGCCCACACCCACACCTGATGCGCTTCGATAGCGTTACCAAAGAACATGGCTTTACGCGCTGCAAAATCTTCGTTGCTAAAGCTCAATACGAACAAGGCCATGGCGATCACTCGATGACGTAGTTAATAAGTTGTTTGCTGTATGAACCCAACTGGCTATAGCTTGTGGCCGTCATATTTACGTGTAAGCGTTCAATGGTCGCTTCCGGAAATGTCAGCGCAACCTGCACTTCGTTATCCGCCCATACCCATATCTGCTTTCGGTTCGCTGCTCTACCAACGAACATCGTCTTGCGCGCTTCAAAATCTTCGTCGCTGAATACCAATCGGAACACTGCCATGGCGATCACTCCGTCGGTATAAGCGTCAGATCGTAGTCCGCGACATGCCTAACCGGCGTTCTAATCTCTACGATCCTGGTGCAAGGAAACACAAGCGCCACCTGCACGATATTATCCGCCCACACCCAAACCGGTGGTTCGGCATTCATGCGTCGACTTCCGCGCAACGCTTCGCGTTCATCCTCGGGATGAGCAAAGCATAGTGAGTACATGGGCATGGTGGTTACTCGAATGAATAGCCTATTAAGCCAGCGAACGATGGCGTGCTTAACTCGCTGTAGCGAACACAGATACGCGCTTCGGGAAACATCAAAGCAATCTGCACATCGTTGTCCGCTAAAACATACACAGACGCACAGCCATAATCGTCGGCCCGAACCTTATGCCCGAACAGGTGTTCATACTGCACAAAATCATCTGGCTCAAAGCGTATCGTGTAGACGCGCATGGCAGTCACTCACTGAGCCGAGCCAACTTCAAACGCGTGAACTCTCTCACCCCAACGACATACTCATTCTCGCTCAGGTCACCGTACGCAACGACGTGATAGCCATGCTCCCGCAGCCACGCCTTGGCATACTCGATCGTGTAGGCAAAGCGATAGTCGAAACGCAGAGTCACGCTGTCCTTGCGGTCACGACCACTGGTCAACTTAATACGCGCTGGTCTGTGGTTGGTCGGTGGAACATACGCCACGCGGATGATGTGGGTATTGAGCATCCACTCTTTAGCCGCCTCCTGCCGTTCCGCTGCCTCCGCCTCACGACGCGCCAGTTCTTGATCGCGCATCGTCGCCATGCGCATCAACCGTGCACGTTCAGGCCCTGGCGAATGACGAAGTGCTTCGTTAAAGAACACTGCAGCCTGCTCGCGCAGGTCAGCGGACGTCTCGTTACGGTATCTGGATTTCATAGGATTCGTCCTCTCGAAATGTTGGGTTACCGGTCGGTAACTAAACCACTACATCAATGGCTGCTTGTCGATTGGCGTCCTCGCACTGTGCAAACGCGCTTTCCCCGGGTTGCCTACACGCAAAAAACGACATTTCATCGCCCGTCACGCGCCGCTCGACCCACGCCTGATAACTAGCTGTGGCATATGGTTTTTCTTTGCGATAAAGATAGACGCGATTGTGTTCGATGCGAACCAGTACATCGACCGTTCTACCGTCACCGCGACACAAGCGCACTCGCGTAAGCTCACCATGCGGTACCTGTGTAAGCAATGCTTCTTCGAAAGTCATCTGCGTTTCCTCGATGTGGGTTGTCGTTGCCATTACCCGTTACCGTCACCCGTTACCGGACGGTAACCATGGGTTAGTCAACGTGTACAGTCGTAGTCATAAATGGCTGGGAACACCTTTGTCTCAGCGATGTCCGCATGCGGGAAATGCAACGCCACCTGCACGGCGTTGTCCGCACGCACGACGATCGGCCATATGGGTGAGGTGCCTTTCTGCTCGCGGCACTGGTCCCAGGCTTCCTGCGCATGATGGGAGTTGCTGAACTTCAAAACGTAGTGGGGCATAGCACATGCTCCATCGTGCAGTCATAGTCGCAAAATATACGCGGCTGCATCACTTCGTGGTCGCGGATGACACCGTCCGGGAACGTCAGTGCAACCTGCACACGGTTATCTGCCCATACCCACAGTTGTTGGTGTGCGCCAAGGGTCGCGCCCGACTTCTGCTCCCAGCAGTACCGCAACGCTCGGGTCGCGTCATCCCGCGACAGGAAGCTCACGCTGTACATCGGCATGTCAGATCACCCGGTTGTGCAGCAGCCAGCCCACGACCACGGACGGTGCTCTGCGCAGCGTGCTGTCGCGCTCGGGGTCGGCGTCGCAGCGCACCAGAAAGACACCCACGGCGTCCGGCACGCGCCGGCTCACGGTCGTCAGGTAGTCCTTGCGCGGCGCGTACCGCTCGATCAGGTCCATGAACGCATAGTGCAGGTGGTCGTCGATCACGGCATAGCCGCTGCGGGGTGTCAGGGCATGCGCACGACGCACCAGGCGCGTCCAGGTGTCGCGGTAGACGACGGGTGCGAGCACGCGCTGGGTACGGTCAGCCTCGCACTCCGGCAGCGGCTGGCGCGCCAGCTGGGCACGTGTGGACAGACCTAGGTAGGCGACGGCGATCATGGGATGGGAGGTTACCGACACTGGTTGCCATTACCCGTTACCGGACGGTAACCGGCGGCTGTACCTGCGGCAGCGGCGCATGCCCCGGCGCTATGCCAGCCGTGCCCAGCGACTCGACTGCGCCGACGGTATCGACTGCGCCGGCTGGCCGGAACACAAAGTAGACACGCAACGGCACGCCGGGCGCGAAGCCGTTCAGGCGTGAGCGTGAGCCCTTGTACGAGCCGCGATGGCGGTAAGCCGCCTGAATGGCACCCGTGAGGTAGTTGGGCACATCCGCTGGCGCGTGGCGCAGCTGACCAGCGCGCAGTGCAGCGACGGCGGCATAGCGGATATGCGCACTGTCCGCGCTGCCCCGGTCAGCGGCCAGCACGATATGCGGCTCAGTGAGTAGCACAGGCGGATCGACGGCATAGGTTGCGGCCACAAAGAGCATGTGCAGGTGCGGCACCGGGTCCGTGAGCGTGAGGATGGGCATAAGGGCAGTTCTCAGGAAAAGTCGAAAATCGGGTAATTAATCGAGTTTTGAGGTGAGAGGTGTCGGGGCGAACGTGAGGTGAAGCTTACGTCAAGGATAGACATATGTCAACAACTGTATACAACTGGAATACAGTGACACGGTTGAGAAAAGTATACACGCTGATACAGCGGGGCAGATGATCAGGACGGGGGAATATTGGGGCGAAATATTGCGGTGAAATATCAAAGTCGGCCCCACACGTAGACTGTGTGGTCGCGTGCCACGGCCGTATCTATCTAATTCTATCTTAATTATAAGTTATAGAGAATGATTTTTAGTGGTTTTGGCCTGCTCTGACGTGCCCGGACTTGCATTTATGCCAAAAGTTCACGGCTTTTATGCAACTAAACCACCCCCGTTCGAAACTAACTACTTTTTGTCCCATGCCCCGAAATCTCGCCTTTTCGCACTTTTTTGGCAAAAACCGTAAAAACCTCGCGGCTTTTATGCAGAAAACTCCAACCGTGAAAATGGCCATAGGACGATAAACTATTTCGCCTAACTATTTCGGCGTTTTTTCATCGTCCAGACGCCCAACTATTTCGCCCAACTATTTCGCCCAAATATTCAGGGCTTTTCAATCATGTAAGGTCACGTTATTCTGTATGAAACTGTACACAAACCACGACTTTTCGACTTGGCGCGAGCGAGAGTCCCCCGTTTTTTGACTTATCATCAACCCGCCTGCCGTCGTTTTGGCTCCGCAATCGTGTAAATGACACAATATTACATTACATAAAAACCCCGCCAGCTTGCACTGACGGGGCGAACCACGGCCAACTTGTACGGACTTCTCCGCTAGAGATTAATCCTTGACGGGCACCATCCCCTTGAGGCAGTCCACCGCATCCTCCAACGCATCTTTCAGCGTCTTCACCCGCTCAAGTTGGCGCGGCTTGAGATGCAGCTTGCCCAGCGTGTCCAGCATGTCACCCAGCGCGGCCAGCGCGATCGGTGCGAACGCTTCCACGGAATCACTCTTCGGGATGCGCGGCAACTGCGCCCCGCGCGCCTTGGAGTTCTTCACGAAATTCTGCGCGTCTTCGGCGTACTCCAACGCATCGGCCCCGGCGCGTTCCAGGGCTTTTTTCATTGCATTGCCCTTGAGCGCCGCTTTCTTGAGTTGCGCGCCGAACTCCTTGGCCTTGCGCAGCGCCGCGAGCACGTTTGCGCGTTTGTCCCCCGCCTGTTCACTGGCGGCATCGATGATGCGTCGCGCGTTGTCGTAGCCAAATTGCATCCCTACTGCGTACGCACAGTTGAATTCGCTCGCGCGCACCTTCGCGTCCGCGCGCCCCACAAACTGCACGCTCGCGACGCTGCGCGTGACACACGCGCGGAACAACGCCACAGCAGCTTGCTTGGCTTCACCTTCGGCATGCAAGAACGCGTCCACAATCGCTTGATCGACG